CATCCTGAAAAAACGGCTGGACACCTATCAATATTCCCTTTTTAGCAAAAAATTTATTGCTTATAATTGCACCCTTAATAGCTTGGTTAAGCGCACCCGCACCAATAACTCTTATTATAATATCATTATCGGGATTGCTTTGGTAGGTAGAATAAATACTACCAGCCAATTTCTTGGCATCAGTAGATGAACTGCATCTTAGGGTAGTGACTTTTTCTTGTACTTCATTAATTGCTTCCATAATTACTACGATTTTACCCAGCGTGACTTTGAATAGTGCAAATATAACAATTATTCGTCTACTTCCACAGATTCAAGTTGTATTTTTGAAATCTTATGTAAATCTTCCGGACGTATAACAAGCAGGTATCCTTTACCACCTTTTTGGCGCAAAGCGATAATGGGAATTTTTTTCTCCACTTTAGCCTTGTTCCTAGTATCCTCGAACAAAGTCCATATAGCGGATTTTCCCCTAACCTTACATTCAATGTACAGTTTGGGATGAAGCGTGTCGCTGTTAGTATTATGACCGCTATTACTTCCGGACAATGGAACTCTCTTTGTACCGAAATGTTTGGCAACTTCTCTTTCAAATGACTTCCAACAGCTCTTTGACGTTGGTTTCTTAACCACTACATTATTCTTACGGATAACTTCCTTCTTAGGTCGTAATCTCCTACCGATACTTCTTTTAGGCATTACATTAAAACGGTTAATAGTTCCACTGGAATATCTACTCTTACAAAATGTGGATTATTGCAGGCGTTCCAGTTTTCATTAGAATTTAGGTAAGGCTGATAAAGATTACACATCCCGTTTTTGTAGAACTGGGTAATCTGATATACCTTGCCTGAATATACACTTTTTATATAGCTTCCCAAAGGGAAACAACTAGGATTATGGGGCATAAGTCTACATATTTTCGACACCTCTTCGTGTCAGTTCCCTACTAAGCATTGCCAGCACATTACTGAATGATTCGAGTTTTCCCGCAAGTAGGTCACGGAATATTTCCGCTTCCAGAAGTTTCTTATTCAACTTCTCCACTTCGGGAGTTACTTTAGCGGAAGTTTTTCTTTCGGTTACAGTACCACCACCTGCGGACAGCATCGCCTTATCACACGCTAAGTCATATTCAGACTTACATTGGGCATAAACAGCACAAGCTTCCATGTGTCTATCCTCGGTAAATTCACGCCATGCGGAATATTTGGCAATCATGTTACCCAGTTCGGTAGAACTTGTTTCCGCTATGGTTACTGGCATTGTGGGTAAACCTCCTTTTGGAGCCTCTACCTCGGCAAATACTTTACGGAATCTTTCTAACGGAGAAGATTCCTCTTTAGGTTTTCTTACTGGCATAATTTGTGAGATTTAATGTTTAAAACAATAAGTTGTATAAGGACAGCTCAAAGCAGCCTTGCAATGGGCGTCCGGACAAATTCTTGCAGGAGGAGTTTTAGTTTCCACACAGTCAATAATAGTGTTCATCTTTTCATCGGCTTTTTCCAGCTCCGTTTCATTTACGGGCATGAGGAAATCCTTTATTTCGGAAGTATCCTTGTTTATGTACAGGTACAGAACTTTAGTAGCACCTAGTTCCCTAGCGTACAGGGATGCCTGAAACTCATGTTTGGCAAATGGACGGAATATCGCCTTTCTGTAAAAGAAAGAGTTCATGGTCTTTATTTCCAAAACCACTTTCTCCCCGAATACCGATTTCTTGAATACACCATCAGCCTTACCATTTATGTAACGGTCTTTATTCACTACTGGAACTTCCGCCTGTTCGAGAAGTCCTATTTTATAAAGTATAGCCTGCATATATACATGATACCATGTACCCACATCGAATGTTCTTTGAAGTTCCCCCGTGATGGTGGAAACCCTAACGTCACTGGGAGGAAGCCTACATAAGTCATAGTACATGAGCCTTGGGCATCCGTCCAATAATTGTGACGGGTGAAATACACCTTCTGCACGTTTATCCGGAGCCATTACAGTCATATAGAAATCCATGAACTCCATAAAGAAAATATCACGGTTAAAATCTTCTGTTATACCAAGAAGTTTCTTAATCTTTCTGCGGATTCCCAAAACGGAAAATATACTGGCAGAAGTAACCCCGTTTACACAGGCAGAATTTATCTTATCAGAAATTGATAAAGGTTTCTCATCGGAAGAACCTTTTATAGTTTTACGGAGTAACCTCCCTATACCACCTCTAGTCATTTTTATTTAAGTTAAAAGGAAAGGAGCAGCCATTTCTGAGCTGCTCCTAACACGGAATGGAAAATTACAAATATCAGAGAGTCTGGTGATTCCAAAGTGGCTCGAACACTTGACCCACGCCTTAGCTTACCACATTACATTTCTGTAACCATTAGAAGAACTAATGTTGTAGTCTGGACTATGTTTTCACCATTGCAGGTGGGCTGCGTATAGCCTCTACGGAACCTCTTATAAGAGAGTTTCCTCGGCGTTGTCTTTCTGTATTTCTTATATACAGTTAAGAGATTCACCGATATAGCAGCCTCCAATGTATGTGTTACGCCATGATGTTGTAGTTGTGCATATAATCTACCTCTACACTTAGAACTACAACAAGTACAATTATATTTAGAGGGTTTAACCAAATGAGTATTGCGTTTTTCCCTCTCAAATACTCTCCCACAAATAGGACATCTAAACAGTGCCATTAGAATACCATTTTCTAAACCATGCAATCTACTATGAGTAGAACAATCAAGGATTTCAAGATTCCTTATACTATTGTTCTTTTTATTGTGGTCTTTGTGGTGTACTATCTCATTACTATTAAGAACTCTACCAAGATGATTTTCCATTAGAACCCTATGTAATAATACATAACCATTTTTAGTTGCACTAGGATGGTCTGGAACTAAAGCATACAAATAATCACCTTTACTTATAATTTTCTTAATCTTCCACATACATGCTCCAATTTTTCAAAGGGCGTTGCTCTATCCAACTGAGCTATGGAACCAAGTGGAACAGCATCGGCAATCTCACAAATCCAACGCTGTTCCTAGAACATCATTTAACCTCCGATTTGATGTTTCAAAGATAACAAATATTTTTTAGTTTCCAAAATGCTGTTTATAAAACATGAACTTTTGCTGCACTTAGAGTAGCTTTCTTGATTACTTTCCCTAAGCTGAAAGCGAGATTACTCATGTCCTCAAGCACAACCCAATGTTTGAACATTGTCTTTGGGTCATAACACATATTAATACAGACCTGAATTACAGTAAAGTCCATTTTCTCTACTTTATCCACACATTCCTTTGTATGTTCTATCGCCTTACTGCCCCTGTAACAGGAAGCACTCGGTTCACCGTCTGATAGAACAAACAGCAAAACATGATTCTGTGTCTGTTTGCGAATACGCTGGGCGGTTTCAAGTATGGCAATACCATCCCTGTTTTCACATCTTGCCTCAACAGAACCCAGGGAATACCTTGGCTTGAAAGTTTTTTCACGGTAAATCATTAGTTCGGTAGCACCGTCAAAACGACTGTCACCCGAATGACCGTAAATGAACAGTTCCACTTTTGGAGAATCCCCCAAAGCCTCATTGATAAGTATGGCAGTATCACGGGCAGCTTCTATTCTACCACCGCGCATGGAACCACTCTCGTCAATAAGCACGCCCACACTTACACCGTCAATCCTTACTTCACCTTGTCGGATATATACGGTAGGAACACCCTGTACGGCTTCGGCAAGTTTGGAAGTATCCAGCATACCGCTTCTCATAGAGCGGTGTATGTACTGGTATTCCTTACAATGGCAACGTATAACTTTGGATATTGCCGGAGCATAACGTTTAACTCTGGCAAGTGATTCCTTGTACCGTTCCTCATTAGTAGGAGGAAATTTGAAAAAGGCATCCTTGGTTCCTCCCATATCTACTGTGCCCTCACATACATCTCCAAGCAAACCTCTGTCCTTTTTCACGGCATCAGCAATTTTGGAGTCATCCATACGGTCCGGCATTGAACGGTCAAGTTTGTCAAGTATATCCGAACTGTCGGATGCCATTCGTTTCTCAACCTCCACACCCGATAGTCCTCCTCCGGAAGCGGAATCCTCTTTCATTTCCTCTTCAAGTTTGTCCTTATAGAACTCTTTAAGAATATCAAAAACCTTATAGGCAGCGAGAACCGTTTCCTTAGTAGTTACTGGATAGGGTAAAAGCACTTTCTTTATTTCAACGAGATATGGAGCATACTTTACTATCTCGGCTTCATCTATGTATTTAGGATATCGGACAATCTCCAGTATAAGATTGAGAAGAACCTCAAAATCATTAAGTTCCGATTTTTCTTTTTTGGGAGCGACATAATCCAAGTAGTAACTGTCAAACCAGTAATATTTGCTTCGTTCCAAGAATCGTGCGAAACCCGGTTTCAAATCACCGCAAAGTTTCTCAATACGTTCATCTTCCAGTATATTGAATAATCGGGATATGATTCTGTTACCGATAGAAGTCAGACGTTCCTTGTTTGTGTACAACAAGTGGCATCCCTCATGTACAGTGGTTCCCAAAAATACGTCCAACCGTTCACCAACAGTAAGAGCCTTGTCAGTAAGCATTATGGTGGAAACCTGTACTTTCTGAAAGTCAGTGAAACTGTCCTCCCCGTTATGAATTACAACTTTTACCCTGTAGGGAATATCCATAGAAGTTATCATATCACGTGCCAGAGGATATGCACGCTTTATCAGTTCTGCTTCATCAGCACATTCCAGATAGTAGGAAGAATAGGCACTTCCCTCTTCCAAGGTACTTTCCCAATCAAGTTTCCCCTCTTTTCGTATATGTGTGAACGCCTTACCGTCACGTTCCAACCAATCTTCCAAAAGTTCGTCCACGATTTCATCGGTGACAACCATATCTTTATCCACAGCCATAGTCAATATGTTATTTTAAATAGTTCCTTTTTATAATACCCGGTTTTAAGCAACTCGGATTTCTTGGCATTAAGTATAGGAAACGCCCTATCTTTCAAGATGCGTTTCCCGTTATACCACAAGCTACCGTAGGTCTTTTTCTTAGGTTTGTCTACGGGAAATTGATTACTTGTTGCCATAGGCAAGAAATTTTTATCTACTACTAATCACCCTGCATACGATACCACGTTCTCCATCGGAGCGAGTACCTTCAAAAAGAGGAAGAAGAACCAGTTCCATAGCACGTACCAAATCCCATCCGTCAGCAACCAAGTCACCCACCATAAGAGTTTCACGGGTGGAAATGGAACTGCTTATCTCCTGTTTGTTATACATATTACGCAAACTGTTTGCAACCTTTGTAATAATTGTAGCGTCCGAAAGGGAAATTCCACAGCGTTTTACCAAAACCTTGTTTTCCTGTTCCGGTGGCATATATGATAATTCGATAGGGAAGAAACGTCCTACAAGTGCACGGTCCATACTCATTGTACCCGTATATTCCACACCAACATTGGCAGTTGCTACAAAACAACATTCCGGATGCACTTCTATTTCACGTAAGTCCTCACCGCCGGCAATTTCCACAGGAAGTTTTCTACGGCTGTCAAGACAGGGAAACAGAATGTTATTAGTATTAACGGGTGCACGAGATAACTCGTCCAAAAGCACTACACCCGGTTTGGATATATCCCTTGTAAATTTGGCATAGTCAAATACTGATACACCTCCCTTTTGCAATCGGTGTACACCTAAAAGTCCGGCTACTGGGTCATACATGGAACCCATATCATAGACAGAACAGGATATGCCAAGTTTCTTACAGGCAAGGAACACAAGTTCGGTCTTACCACCACCCGTAGCACCGATAAGCATCGTGTTCACCTGATTCTGAATATTACGCATAAGCAGATACCATACATCTGAATCTACATAGAAACCCTCTGAACCGATAGAGGGGATTTTAAATTCCGGATTTGTTTTCATCTTCCCCAATAAAGTTTTGGAGAAAGTCTTGGTGTCCTTTTTTTCATCTGAACTGCCAGAATCATAAGAAGAGGTGGAGGTACCTATAAATATTTCATAGGCTCTAACCATTTCTTCGGTAGGCTTATGTTTCGGGTCCCGATAATCAGCATCAAGAATACCGATAGGAAAGATGTTTCCTGCCTGATAATACTTACTGGCAGGCTTGAGCATATCGGTCACAAAGGTTGTACCCGTGGGGTACACATCCCTTAAAGACCTGTCGGCACTTACATTTACCGTGCTGTCGATTTTAGTACCATCTTCAAAAGTCTGACCGTTAAGTGCCTTACAACGTTGTCTACCCTCTTCTACGAGAGTTCTCAAAAAGTAATATTTTTCCATTTTGTGGGATTAAAAAAGTTTATGTGATTTTTCTAAGTTATAAATTATACTCTCTGCGGTGCTCAAATCCAGATTTTTTCGGAGTGTTCTTTTCCGGAATCCTGTACCATCAGTCATTTGTGAATATTCCACCACTTTAAACAACCCGTGTTGTTGTTTCTTATATTCAAAGCGGAATATACGGTATAAGTTTATTTTCGGCATAGTTAAATATACAAATTTTTATGGAAATAACAAAACCCCCTAACTGTTATCCTTATACGCAAGTTCAATCAAAAATTGTAAGTCCTCATAAGTAAGAATAGCAAGGCTGTCACGGGATTTCTCAAAATCCACCACAAAGATAGGAATTTTTTTAGCCAAACATTTCTTTTTCAGCTTAACCCACTCGGATAATTTAAGGCTATATGATTCATGGGCTGTGGTTTTTGCCTCAATTTCACAAAAATCAGTAATCACATCATTTTGCCCGAATGTGGCTCCTGAATTGATAGTCGTATAGCCACGGAGTTTTTTAGCTATACGACTTTCCTGTTTTTTGGAACGCTCCCGTGTAGTAGTGGAACCGTCCATAAGTTTGTTCAGATACCCGAATTTACTCTTTACCATTGTATAGAATATATCCGGTGAATCTTCATTACGCTATCCCTGTAACTGGTGGTAAGAGTTACAGAGTAACCAACACTTTTAAGTATCTCTACCAACTCGGACACATCCGTACAGAATCCTATCGTCAATGAACACTTGCCGCTTTCAGCAGCCATTTTTATTTTGGTAAATACCTCCCTGTAAGGAGTGGTGGCGATTTCCCTCGCCTGTTGTGCAGTAAGATACTGCTGTTTTTGTTTTTCAGTCATATTCCTAAAATAAGTACGTTCCAACTGGGTTTCTTTTCCACATATTTCGCATCTGCCCCATTCTATTGAATTACACATGATTGTTCCTCCTTCTCTGTTTTAATATCTGTTACTTTACTCATAGCGTATTATCTTTTCTTTAACTCCAGTAGTGCTACCACAGGAAGGGCATGGGATAAATATTACATTATACCCTTCTCTTTGGTCAAAAAACTCACTGTGTATATCCGATTTCTCAAACTCAAATTCACATCCACATCTGTCACAACGCCGGAAGTAAATCGGATTTTTCTTATTAGCTTCTTTAATAATCTTTATTGCCATAGCTAATCTTCTTTATATTTTGATTCATCAATTACAACATTCCTAATAGTTCTTTCACCAAAGTGTTTATAAGTCAACGTTCCTCCATAAAACTTTATGGTATCTCCCTTAACAGTAATAACCATTCCACCTTTTAATCTATGTTCCATACCACCTTTACAAGATAACATCGTGGTTGCCATAAGTATAATTAATATAAACCTCATATTCAATCTCCTTTCTCTTTAATCCGTTCAAGTACATCTCTGTTGGCTTCTAGTATATCATCAAAAGACGGGATGGGCATCCAAGCTACCGTATCATAATACACCGTATCATAATACACTAATGCTTTTGCTTCCCATTCTCCATCTATATAATTGTTTACACATATAAAATAATTATTAGAGCGCTTCACCTTACAGAGTGTAAATACCATATCTTCATTTTCCGGCAACCGTTCATTAACGCTTATCCAAGGAGATTGCTTTGACTGCCACTCTGCACCACATTGAAAATCTTCCATACTATCAGCATGACGTGAAACGTAGGTATCCGCGTCAACTTCTTTCAGAACGTCTTTTCTGAACTTCGTTTTATTAGTAGCATAATCGTATGCCGCTTCTTCTACTGTCTGTTTCATATCAAAATACTATTTTAAAATCTTTTCCTTTTAACGTAGGAAGCCTGTCAGTGACAAACTTCTCCAGTTCCTCTTCGTCTATCGGGAACAACGGGCAATATTGGTATCTGAACGTATGTACAAACCGCCCGTCAAGCATCACATCAAAAACCAGTGTTTTCATATCTTGTTCACTTTTGTCCATAAACTAAACTCGGTATAGAGATATTTCCATTTATCCCTGTAACGATATTTGTCGTTAGGATATTGGCAGCGGACACAATAATCCGTCTTGTATAATATTTCATATATTACTCCCCTGTATTCAAACAGTTCGTGTTCGTCAAGGGTTCCTACTTCTACCTTTTCCATTACCGTAAACAAAAAATTGTGTAAATAATAACAAATATGAAGTAAGATAATGTTATAATCACCCACTTCCAAAACTTATATTTATCCCTTTTTAAGCCATATATGAATGTGGTCAATACAAGGGTAATAAGTATAAAGTATATTGCAAAGCTGATTCCGTAAAATGTGTTCATATTTTAATACTTGAATATAGGAAAAATTTAGGAGGAAAACAATCTGAAAAATAAAGCCCCACTGGATTTTCCAATGAGGCTTCGAGATTACTTTTTGATTGCGTCACGTAATTTGCGGAGAGGTGAATCTTCCGAGTTCTTTTCGTCATGGGGTTTTGACGCTTGAAGTTTCTCCATGTTCTGCTTTGTAAGTTTACCAACCATTTGTAGTCCTTGACCACCAAACAGTCCTCCAAAAAGTCCTTTTGCCATAATCGTAAAGTTTTAGTCAGTTTCCGGTTTTTTGTCCTCCACAGGTTTTACTGTATAACGACTTCCTGTACCTTTGACAATTTGAAAACCGTTTCTTTTCAACAACTTGTCAGCCAGTTTACTGGACACCCTCCAAAGGTTCCCCAAAAACAAATTGTTAGGGGATAAGTTGACATATCTCTTGCTGCATTTGAGAATAAGAACGATTTTCTTAAATTCATCTTCGGTCATTTCAATTTTCTTTCCCATAGTCAAATATTAATATCCGACTAACTCGGTACTAAAGTAGTATAATTGCTGATTATCTAACCTATGATTGGTTACTACTTTGTTACTCCGTCAGCCGGATTTGTTAGTTACTCGATTTTCTCAATATGCTCTTTTTTGTACTTTATGATTTCACCTTGGCATATCAAGTGAACGCCCAAAGTAATAAGAAGCACACCTACAACCATTCTCCAGTTATGGAAAGTTATACGGAACGGTGAAAAACTTACCTCAGTGTGGAGAGCCATAAGAAACACAAGCACCGCCACAGGAATAAGCACAGGAGTTACATCAAAACATCTCACGGTACACCTCCTTTTCCAGCTTTTTAAGCATCCCGGATTTTGTAAGTTCACTCACGAAATTGTCTATGCCCTGTACATGGAGGTCTTTATAGTCATACCAAGAACCTTTACGTTCTACGAGATTATATTTCATGGCAAGGTCAACTATCTGTCCGGAGGCATCAGTAGAATATGCCTGTGTACCTCCATAGTCCACATAAGCGTAAAAGAATGTGGCACTTCTTTGGGGAACACCCACCTTGTTTTTCACACATTCAATGGATATGTTTCTTCCGATTACAATCTCACCCTCATCAACTTTGGCATTGAGTTTTTTAAGTGCCTTGAATTTCACGGATAATGATTTCGTGCGCTTCAACTGTTCACCGTTACGTATGACTTCTGGGTCGCCGTATGCTATTCCCGTTTTTTGGTATGCCGAGTTGATAACTATAAGAGTGGATTCCTTTGTCGGATTACTGTTCATGGCAGCTTGGAATTTACGGCACGCCTTATTCCAGAACCGTGCTCCGGAAGCCATCTGCTGGTCTTCCATAGATTTTCCTATTTCCTCGTCAGTACCGATAGCGGACATACTGTCCAGAACCACAAGACTTATTTCTTCACTCTCAAGCAATGCCTGTATAATATCCACACAGTTACTAAGTAGGGTAGGTCTTACCAAAATAAGACCCTCATTGTCAATACCGAAATTTTCTCCCCAGTCGGGAGTGTAGGTAGCCTCAATATCCACAAGGGCAACTCTTCGTGCCACAGGTGGTTTTTTGGGCTTATAACCGTCACGCAGTTCAAAGGATTCCAGTTCCCTCATTGTATCATCACCTTTATATGTGAATGACTTGAAAGCGTTAGGCTCATGGTTCGCCCAATCATAGTGCTGGAATTTTGCTATGGCATCATAGGAAGCATAGCTTTTAAGGGAACCGTTCTCACCATAATGTTCGATAACTCTTCCTATGGGGAAACCTCCACAGGTAACATAGTTATACGCCGGAATACGGCTTAATATCTTACGGCACTTAGGTAGTGTAGCCGCAGTGTGAACAACTCCGTCACCCATTAAATCATTGAACTTGGATAACATGGAGTTTAGGACTGAAAGTTTTTTAGCCATAGTTTACTTGTAATTTTCCATTTATAATACTCCCATTACTAGACCATAGTTGAATCTGTATGGATAAGAAACAATATCGTCATTTTTCATCTCGCCCCAGTTTGCAAGTATTTTGCCATCGGCAATTAACGGCACGTCCAGTTTGACGGTGTTTTCCATACAGTCAATAACCACTTTTTCACATTCCATCATTTGGTCCTCACGTACTTCAATAAGAACCTCATCGTGAACCTGCAATAAAAAATGGGCATCAAGATTAAGTTCCTTGAACTTCCGGCACATTGCGATAGTAGCCAGTTTCACTATATCCGCACCAGTTCCTTGGATAATGGTGTTTACCGCCTGTCTTAATTCGGCATAATACATGGCTTCATTACGGGTGAACTTGGACTTTGTGGTTTCCTTGAAAACACGTATTCTACCGAACAGATTTTTCACGTACCCATGTTTTCGGGCAAAATTTTCAGTAGCTTCTTTCCAGTGGGCAAATCCTATGTACGACTTATGGTAACTGTCAATCATCTCAATGGCACGTTCCTTGGACACATTGAAAGTTCTCATATACTTACCGATTCCCATACCGTACAGCACGCCAAAGTTCATTGTATTATGGGTAATCAATGTTCCAGTCATATATAAATGACTAGGAGAATCTACATTCAAGTCACATAGATAGTCAGTTCCTAAAGATAGCACCTGCAAAACCTTATTAGGTGAATTTTTAGCACCCTTACCGATTTTAGAAACACGCTCAATAAGTGATTCAATCTTATGTGGACACTTTATAACATTGCTATGTAACAAATCACTTAATGAATCTGAATAGATATGTATTCTAAAATACCATCTGTCATAGGTTTTGTTCCAAGTTGGTTCTACACCAAAATTATACCCTATTGAGTTTAATAAGAAACATAAATCCTCAGCAAGCTGAATACTCTTGGTACAAATACTGGTAGTACCAGTTTCAGAAATTGTTCCATCGGTATCAATAAGACCGCCAAGGAAACTTTTCCGCATTTCAATAGTACCATTAAGAACCCACAAAGGAATTTTGAAATTCTTCTTTCCACGTTCATCAGACAGACCAAAGGGAATCATAAATTTGACAAACCTTGAAGAGCCTAAATACATATAATTTATATTAGACCTTTCAGTGAGAGGAAGTCCTTTTTTAGCAAATTCATCTTTTAGGATTTTCCTCCATGATTTAAAGAATCGTCCTTTTCCCACAGAAACACCTATATGCTTTGCTGAAAAACATCCGTCACCAGTCAACACCCCAGCAATATAAGACCACTGTGAATCCATTCTAATAGAAAAGGTATCTCCAAAATCAAAGAACGGATTATAATCTATTGTAGTTTCAGAACCTTCATAGACCACTTGGGTGTTTTCTGAAATTTCATCACCTATTTTTAAATCGCCTGCACGTTTTAATGTGCCATCAGCCATTACATATTGATGGTTAATAGAACTACGAACTATTCCCCGCTTTGTAATGATGCCGAGTGTACTATCGTATCCATTTGAATAGAACGAATTTACACCTATCATTCCGGAACCGTTGAATACAAAGGAAATCATAGGGCTATCAAAAGTGTCTTTAAGACGACACGCAGAAACCTCACCTATACGTAATACACCTTTGTCAGTAAAAATAAGTGTGTTCTCATTTACACATTTTGCCTGTTTACGGGTAATATTACAGGCTTTGGCAACCTCACCATGTGGGTCACGTCCGTGCAGGAAGATATCCATAAACCGTTCATCCTTACTCATGTGCGCCATCACACGGAGTTCCAACTGTGAGTAGTCATAGTTGACAAACTTATAGCCCGGTCTTGGAACAAATGCCTCACGTATGGGAAAATGGTAATTGTTAGGTTGGTTCTGTAAGTTAGGTCCGGTAGATGCAAAACGTCCTGTCTTTGTACCACAACTGTTCAAGTCACCTCTTAGAACCGAATACTTGTCAACCAAGTTAGGAATAGCCTTCACATAGCCAGTATATAATTTGTTCAACTCCGAATATTCGTTCATAAGAGCACCGACACGTATTCCCATAGAATCCCATTCCTCAAATGTAGCAGCATCCGTACTGGGTGCTCCTGTTTTTTTGGAATAGCTTACAATAGGAAGTTTCATCTTATCAAAGAATACGGCAGCTTTCTGCTTTGCAGAATTTAAGTTGAATACACAACCGCACTCATCATACACCTCATCAAGTATCTTGGGAAGTTCGGCAGTTATCTGCTCACCCATTTCCTTTAACAAGGGAACATCAATAAGAACCCCACGAATTTTGGCATCCCGAAGAATCGGAATAAGCGGAAGTTCAATTCTATCATGTATTCTATGGGCATCCTCATCCATAAGAGGATTATACTTGTAGAATACTTTTGTGGTCCAGTAAGTGTCCTCACCAGCATATCCGGCAAGAAGTTCAAGCAGGGAATCACCTTCAACAGACCAGTTTATCTTATTCCACGCCTTACCGCATATCTCCTTAAAGGTCTTTTTGACGTAACCGAAATCCTCGGCAACACGTTTCTCTAGCTGTTTGTCGAGTGATGGGTTTACTAGATGAACCATAACCAGTGTATCCGCGAATATCTTATAACACTCATCCTTGATACCGTTCATCTTATTTATCATGGTATCGTACTTGGCGTTGTGTGCTATCAGCTTGTAATGGGGAAACCTCTCATTGCAAACTTCGGCAAGTTCATTCATTGGAACCCCTTTTGAGAAGAAGAAATCCACTGGAATAAAACAAGCGCCCACACCTTTTTGGTGCAAGGAAAGTCCTAGAGGAATCGCATCATATTCCAACCCTGTGGTTTCCCAGTCAAATGCAAGAAGTTTATCCTCTTCGCACTTACTGAAATACTCCTTTACTTCCCCGATACTTTCAAGTAACTGAACCACACCTTTGAAAACAGGAATCTTTATCATAATCACTTCAAATAAGAATAAGGAGTTAAGTCTTGAACCTAACTCCTTACAGTTAACACTTAATCTTCATCGGTATAACCTGCTTCGTCAATTTCGTCCTCCGTAGGCGGCTGGCAATATTCCTCGGCAGTCATTCCTTGTTCATCCCAGTCAATAGGTCGCATACGCTTATCATCTTCGTCAAAAGCCTGCTCGAAGTTATAAGTGGAATCCTTACCCTCGCCGGAACGTGTGACCTCAAGAACCATTTGATTAAGTTCTCTTCCTTTCTTGTCCTTATCCCTAACCTGTTTAAGTGAGTTAGCGATAGTAGAACCGACAATCCATATCTTTTCAACAGGTTTGTCGTTCTTAAACCGTTTCTTATCACTGTCCCAAGTACCACGGTAATCAAGAATCTTGAAAGCAGCACGCCATGTCTGTTTGACACCATCGGAACAAAGGACACAATGTTTTCCTGTATTCAATTGACAGGGAACAATAGTCCATTTTCCTCGTTTGTCTTTCACTTGATGTGCATCAAAACAATAAGGTTCTTCTTGGAGAATCTGGATAATGGCGCTTTCACCAGTTTTAAGCCAAAATTCACGAAGAGAGTTTTCAGCTTCTTCAATGCGTTTTTTAACTTCTTCCTGTCGTCTTGCAACAGCACCCCAACCTTGTTCTCTTTTAGAACTTCTTGGTGAACTTTCATCACCACCACGTCTTGAACGTGTACGTCCAATAGTCTTACTTGGCATAATCTTTAATTTTAAATGGCATTGTATTGCCGGTTACACATAAAATAAAACGAATGTGCTTTTATTAATCACACTTAAATATAAGAAAATTTTTTCATCAATGCAAATCCTTTCTAAGAGCCTTTAATTCCTCGATTAAAGTAGAAGCGGATTCTAGTTTGACTACATTTAGTCTTTCCCTTATTTCAACACCCTCAGGGGTAGCACCTATATGTATCATAGATTCCCACAATGAATCATTAGTGATGAGCCTGTCAAGTAGATTTCTCCTATTCTCATAAACAATATGGTCTACGTATGTTTCATCCCGTAGATACCTTAGTGTATCAAATGGTATTTTATGTTCATAGGAAAATGTGTCAAAAGGACCTACTTTTATTGACCGTTTCTCATCCAAGTAAGCTATGGGGTCATTCTCATCATTATAGGGTTTAAATACCTCACGCCACTTTTTTACAAAGGGCACAGTGTCACCTGTAAAATAATCAAATACATGATTTTGATGTTTCTATATTTCTCATAACATCAGTCTTAGGAAAACTGATAGCTACTACCAAACTTTGTAATGGTGCTATTTTGAGATGTGTTTCAAAATAACTTATAGCATCCTCTTCATTGCTTATATGTATAATAAGCAAATAATCGCAGATTGATAATATCTTAGTCATTTCTTGCCTCCAATTCTTTTTGTACCTCGGTACATAAGTCCAAATATGAATCCCAGTTCATTGTCATTTCCATAGAATATTGCAGATAATCGGTAGAATTATTAAACGCCCTGCTCCATACTTTCGGAGATATACATTTTTCCGGGTCTTTGCTGAGATAAGGAACTAATAGCACCTCGGTATGATTTTTAAGTAAGTGATAGCAAATCTCGGTAGCCTTTCGTCCGGCAGTATCATTATCAAGGGCAAGGTACACTTTGTCAAATTTTCCCAACTGTTCAGCCTGCCAGTTACTTAAGTCAGCCCCCATGATACCCGTAGCGTTATAACCATGCTGATATAACCGCATAACATCAGTCTGACCTTCCACAACTACTACATAGTTATATGAAAAGTCAAGGTTATACAAGTAATTCTTTTTATCGAACCCTTTACTGTTACGGACTTTCCGGTCGGGATAATAGCATCTTCTCTGATAACCGAGCAAAGTGTCCGGATTGGAAAAATCCTTGTAATAAGGAATAACGAACCATTCCTTGTCCATCATGCCCACACGAAAATGTTTCAAAGTATCTCTGCGCAAACCCCTTTTAAGAAATTCCTGCGGAGGATTATTCACATCCCACATTAAATCAAGCTCGAACTCCTTTTCTTCGGGATGATAGTCAACAAGGTTAACCATTTCCACCGCCTCGAAATAGTTGACTCCGAACTTCGTGGTAAGCAAACGTACTAGGTTTCCGTGTGCTTCACAGGAAAAGCAATGATAGGCGTTCTTATCGGGAGATACAAAGAATGACATTCTTCCGCTACCGTCCGGATGATTTTCACGGAACGGGCATTCCATACGAATCTGCCCGTTGGTCATTTTCTGTGGATTGAAATCTTTGAATACCTCCAGTAAGTCAGTCATTGTTTCTTCTGTTGTTTTTGTTATTCTCCATTCTGTTGAAATCATCCATAGCTTCCGACAATTTTTTCAGACTGGCAGAAAGTCTTGTCATGGCACTTGTATTCTCCTTTGCGGATGTACGGGATGATTCCATAACCTGATTGATGCGTGGGAGCAATCTTTCAATACGGGTAAGTATTTCACGCAACTTCAAAGCAAAACGGCTGTTTATTACAATGGAATTATACAGACGTAACGTAGAGAAAGTGCTTATGGCAAACATAATAAGAAACGCCCGGACATATAACCGAACCTCAGAAATAGGTGTCCACCATACGATAGGTTCAATGAACAGCCATATAATGAACAGCACACAAATAACTATGAGCATCCATGTAATAAAGGAAACGTAGTTATTCTTGACTGCTTCCCACAAGAATTGAAAAAACAAACCGATTCTCTTAAAGAAAGACGGTCTTACATTATTATCTTCCATATATCAATAAATAAATTATTCCGTGAATTAAAACTGTCAACAGCCGATGGAACATCAAGGCCTTTTTTCTTGAGCTTGAACATATAAAAGTCACAAAGTTTTTTTGCAGCTATGTTGGGAACCGTTTCCTGATAAGTAACTGCAAAGGCATGGGAATTGGCTTCAACCAATGCAATCCTTTTGGGATAACCGTCTGTATGCCCAACATAATACTTAAAACCCTCATGGTACATAACATGGCTGTACAGGAAATCAAATGCCTTTATTTCACCATGTGTTCCATCATAGGCATAAACAAAAGTTGTTCCGGTTTCTTTTCTTAATTCATACATAACTGCATAACTCCTAAAGTTAAAGGATTCGTGTTTCTATTATTAAGGTTGTACTTTCCATCCACGAGCACATCTTTTGTACGGGTGAAAAAATAATACCGTTTTTCATCAATAACGGAAAGTGCCGCAGACAAGGCATCCTCCATAACAGTGAAACATGGGTCGGTCATACACATTCCGGTAGATGCCTCACTTACTATGTAGCAGTCGGGAAATTCCACATCCTGATGGACAATGAAATCCCAATGGTATCTATGAAAGTACCCGTACACCATAACGTCACGAAATCCATCATGGCATCTGACAGTACCCACACCGTTCATGTCCACAAAATCAATAGTCTGTTTTAGTTTCGACTTTCGGTCTTTCATCTTCCTCTTTTTTAGCTAAGGTAATTGAATGAAGCATATTATCCAAATCATTCTGGAAAATCAGAGTAGTTCCGGAAACGACACGTCTTGCCTTTACAACTTCACAACCGATTATATCGTGAAACCTCATATCGGCATCCTGAAACATTCTTATGGCAATATCCGAATCCTGCACAAATGAGTTACCGTATGCAAAATCCTCCATACCATCCATAGAAAATTTACTGGCTGTCTTTGAGGAACCACGCTTCAACTGTGTGGTATTGATAATAGGTGTCTTGAAATTTTTTGCGAGCCGTTTCAGATTACGGGTAATGTAGACTATTTTCTCCCAACCCTCCTGCATCTTACTTTCCATAAGATAGGAACCGTCCACGAATACCGCACTAGGCTGGTACAGACCCATAAAGGTTGCAAGTTCGTCAATGGTCTGGCAACTGTAAACTATCCTTAGCTTGGACTTATGTTTTTTAAGAGCGTCAAGACCTCTGTAATAACGTGACTTTTCCCTTTCGGATAATGTACCTTTCATAAACTTTTCATAGGGGAGCTTGAAACGGATGCAGTCAATGCGTTCCTTTATTTCTTCCTCTCCCATTTCATTTGTGATAAACAGTATATCACCGAAAGTTTCTTCCGTAGCTTCCATACGGTCAAGTATGGTCTGCTCAAGAAGATAAGCCAGATAAACAAGCAGCCACGATTTACCTTGACCAGCCTTACCACCAATGGTAATTAAATCCTGTTTACGGTATCCGAAGAAAGTTTTGTCCAAATCGTCACACCCCATAGAAAGATATGTGACACCTAAAGATTTCATACGTTCCTCGTAATCAGCCTTACGTGCTTCCACATCATCGGAGTATAACACATCCTTACTTTCAACCGCATCCACCGAAAGCATACCTATCAAAGACTGCAACTCAAAAAGTTTCTCACGGGGGTCGTCCTTTATCCCACGCAATATTCTTGGGATATTGTCGGTCATAGTGGCGAATATGAATCTTTCCTTTACATTGTTGAGATAGTAACTGGGTCGGGAATCCACAGTTCCCGAATCCAGTTTAAACCTCTCACAGAAAGATTTCACACCCATAATCTCACCATGTTCACGATAGTAGTCCATGATAAACTTATGTTGTCGTATCTCAGCACCATCCAACCATTTTCGCTGGATAAGCGATAGTATCTTTTGGTCTTTGCGTTTCAAGCAAGCAACCATCAACTTTTCTCCCTCGGTCATTGTTACATTAATTTTCTTTTGTTCCTACTGGCAATAGTCTTTCTGAAATCACCACCTGTAACGCATACGGTAACAACCGCCTCACTCAACAGGGAAGCGACATCTTCCGAAAATACCTTCTTGACATATTTAGGTTCCGTATTGGATGTTATCCACAGGGGGCGTTTCATCTGAACGCGGTAACGGACTACTGATTCAATCACCCGTTTTACAAAATCCGGTATCGGTAATGGTTCTCCTGATGAATCCACGTTCTTTCCGAACTCATCAATACCTAGAAATTGTACATCACGGAGAATCTTGGTCAAGTCCTGTTTCTGTTCGTCAGAATACCACGAGCTTGTATATTTGTCAACAAGTTCATCCATAGAGAACAACCTAACTGTGTAACCCTTTTCAATGAATCTCTTAAAAGCGCAATTAAGCAAATGTGATTTTCCTGTACCATTGCTCCCCCAAAGATACATTCCTAATCCGTCATTGACAAACTCATCGGATTTCCGTATATAGTTACGTACCATCTTTAACGCTTTCTCATCATTGGTGTAGTCGGCAAAGGTCTTATCATGCCAACCGAGTTTTATCCCACAGTACAAATAATATTCAGTTTCTTTCTGTGTCATAGTATAACATTAAAATGAACCATCAGTAGTATCCATTTCACGCATATAGTCCTTGCTGTCAGAATCGGTTCTGGTAAGTTTGCGGAAAATATCGTCCTTTCGGTAAGCCACATTTGTAAGTGTGGGCACACCTCTTGTGGAATACTCGTCATAGTTCAAAGTTCCCTCTATAAGAATTGCGAAAACAGTAAACCTGTCATACGCCTTGAGCATATTGTTGGTCTGGAAATATTCGACTTTACTCCGTATGATATACACCTCCCCACCTGTGTACATTTCATACAGGTAACTGTGCAGGTCTGTAAAATCATTCGGAGTAAATGCCTCGACACCTTTTTCGACAATCAGTTTGTCAATCTGCTCACGTATATACCTGCTCCGTGATTTGTCTTTTGCGGAACGGGATTTACCATACGCCTTTATGGCATCGTCAAGTTTCTGTTTGGCTTCCTCAAACAAACTGCTCTTAACTTCAAAGGTAAAGAACTTCCTTCCTCTGAACTCCCCAAGATAAATAAGTTCGGGATTTTCTGCGTCAAAACTGATAAGACCCTCATCCGCCAAATCGTTAAGAGCCTTATCAATTTCATTGTTTTTCTTGGAATTGAACTCCGGAAAATAGTCGTACAAGTCGGATATGTTCTCAGAGAATACACCGAATTTCTCGTCACTATCTTCCGGTTCAAAGGAAGTTACCTTGGTAAGTAATGCAGCATATAGCAAATACTTGAAAGGAACAAGACCTGTGATAGCCATGTTCTTCCGTAACTTGAATAGACTGTTCATTACTTCTCATCTAAATCAGCAACCTGTACTTTCAATTCCTCGGTAACAATATTGTCCGCAATTTCAATGGTGGATTTCACGGATGCCAAAACTTCCTCGGTAGGATTTATCGGCAATGTGATTCCGACAGTTATCTTTGCAGAGTTATAGTCACCCAAATTTTTTGTAAGTGATTTCTCGTAATATACGGAAGCATCATTTCTAACCTCCAAAGCAGGTTTCTTGAGAGTTGATTTAGTAGGCATATTTTCTCCTTTCGTTTTCAAAAAGTTCATGTATCTGAGCGACTTTCTCGGCAGGAGGTCTTTCACTGCCCTTGAAAGTTTCAATTATTTTTGCCGTTTCCTCGGCAAGAGATACGGGATAATATCGGTATCCTTTTATCTTAAAGATACAAGGAGGAATAGTACCCTCGTGTTCATACCGTCTTACGGTACTGGCACTCTTGCCGATTATACGGGCAAACCCCATAACGGTAACAACCTTTACGACTATACCGTTAACTTTGAATGTTCTAGTCTTTAATTTCTCCATCGAACCGATTTCTTAAAGAAGCGGAAAAAGCATAAGATGTTTTCATACCGTAAATCTGTGAAAGTATGGATTCGTCAATCTCACCGTTAAGTATGGCATCTTCAAGTACGGATTCACGGATAACTTCCACTTTCTCTATGCAATGTTTGAACCCGTTCTTTTTCAATACTTCTATGGCTTCGGGAAGCAAGGATTTCCCACACCGCAAGGTTTCCTTTAGGACAATCTCCTTGTCAGCGTGTTCCAGTATGATATACTTGTTACCTTTTTCATCTTCACTACCGATTTCCATAACCGCATCTTCCAAAGGAACACGTAATGTTTTCAATTCATTGGTTATGGCTTTTTCCTGTTCCTTTTTATTTATGAACTCCAATCCTTGGAGTGCAAGTTGCTCATTACTTAGTAATGTAACTGATTTTTTTCTCTTTGGCATAAGTCTTGAAAATTAGGTGAAACAAAAAAGAGCCGAAGGAACTAACCATCGGCTCTCAAACTAAATGGTAATCGGATTACTCTTCCAGTCTGCGAATCTTTGTATGAACTTCTGGGTCAAGGTCGTCCTCGGAGCCATCATCATATTTAACTTTCACAATACCTTTCTTGATTGACGAAACCTTACCGTTGAACCATCCTTTGGTTTCTTCATCATCCCAGTAAACGGCAACCAAATCACCTTTTTCAAGGTCGTCTATTTCAACATCCTCACCTTCCGGTTCAGCAGGTTTTTTCTTTGATTTTGCAGCAGTGGATTTACCTTTTTTCTTGGTAAGGAGTTTGGCAATTTGTTCAGCCATAACATCAATGCTTGCCTTTTCATCATCTTCAAAATCGGAAAGGGCTTCACTCACCGCTGTTGCATCAACATCATCTTCATTTTCAGCGAAAGCGATAATTGCAGCAACAGCCTTTTTCTTGTTCTTCTTACCACTGTCGAAGTCCTCAAGAACATCGGCAATGTTATTAATCAGTTCATCATCACTACCATCCTCAGTTTCTTCTTCCTCTTCGACTTTTGACTTACCTTTTTTCGGAGCCGGCTTTTCATCCTCTGCTTCTGCATCAGAAGAATTATCACCACCTTTTTCCTGTGCATCAAGAATCAGATTACGGAGTTTCTTGTTGGTGTTCTTACCGTCAAAATCATCCGGATTTATTTTAAAGTCGTTTTTCAGAATTTTGGTAAGTTCCTTAACGTCCATATCCATCAGTTCATCTTCGGTATAGACTTTTTCGTCAGCAGCCTCTTCCTCTTGAGGAGCCGGTTTGGGTGCGGATTTCTTAGGTGCAGGAGAATCCTCAATTTTTTTACCATCATCTACCGTGTCAAAGTCACCTGCAATGACAGGCATAAACATTTTACCTTCATGTTGGATGCACTCAACTTCAACACCTGCTGCGAATTGTGCTACGATTGTAGCTACTGGTTTAATTTTTCCGAATACCATAATAGTTTAATTTTAAAAGATTAATAATGTTGCCTACCGTTTTAACGGGTAAGCGTTTTGTTTAATTTTGTACTTCAAATATACGTTTTGTTTTTAAAATGTCCAAATGCCGGACAAAATGCTGACTTTACATCTTATCAGTAACAATAAGATGCTGTGGTCCGTAGACAGTGAATAAGGAAGTGCCCGGAGTTATAGGGCATACTCCGAACGTTTCGGGAGAACCCTCAGTTTCGGCACGTACTTCCTTAAGGCGCACTAGGCACGTTTCATAGTCACCTTCAACTTTGAACACATCCCCTACATTAAGGGAAAGAACCTTCTTGTAGTCCTCTTTTGTGGAGCTGTCGGTAATTATAAGTTTTTCAGCCCTAATACTTGCAGACTTAATTTCCATACACTTTACAAATTTAAGATTAAATAATCTAAGCACCCCTTTATTTCTAGGGCAAACCATACAATAGGGAGAACCTACGCATAATAGGTTATGATATGGAGAGTCCAAGCAAATGGAAGATTTCCAATCATACCTATATCTGCGTATTCTTACACTAAGGAAGAACAATCTCCCAATCATCGGCAAACACATCGCTAATAGACGGAACCCATGAATCAGCACGCCCAGTGTTCTCGTTGTAGATAAGACACTGGCTTGTATAGTCAATAAATCCCTTACCTTTCAGAATAAGGTCTTTTGCCGATTGCGGAAGAGATTGCATCTTTGGAATAATGTCGCTATCTATATGAGCTGGAACCTGTTTGAATACCATTAATCCTTTCCCGTTCCATCCACTTCTACGAATTGGATAACCTGCTTTGAGAGCCATAATAGCCATGCCAAAATTCATCTTTCGTACTTTTGCGCCATCAGATCCTTGCATACGCTGTATGCGAGTATCAAGAAGCCGAATATAGTCGAACATAGTATAGCACTGCATTTCCAGTAAACACTTGTTGTATATATCATTAACGACTTCATCCATTTTCCCTGAATCTATGAAAATGGCCAACTTTACATATCTTCCATTGAGTTCTTCGGCTTCTATCTGCATACGGTCAACTGGTGTTTCGGCAATATTATACGCCTTTTTCAAACGTATCTTTAGGACTCCAGCTTTCATATCCATCTTCATAACGGACATGATATCCCTCATCATCGAAATTTTCCGTTGACGGTTTTTCTCTAAGAAGATGTTTTCCCCACGCATCACCTCTTGTCATAGGTTCTGCTTCAATCTGTTTTGTTCCAATGTACTTTTTCATATATCTGTTATTTAAAAATTGGTTTATTGTTTTTGATTAGAAATAATCGGCTACCGCCCAAAATTTTCTCTGTATCAGATAGTCAAGGTTGGTACTTCTACTTATGGCTTCACGCTCGAAACAAGTATTAGCCCGGACTTTTTCAAATGTAATCGGTGAACCCGATACCGTTTCCCTCATTACCAAATTATGAAAGGAACGTATCATCTCAGCACCGTATAATATTGTAGGCGTGAAAGGGATGCAACAAAGTAAATAAAAAGGATTGAACCATCCAAATGCTTCGGCAAGACAGCAAAGAACCACAAGGGGAAGGCTTATTGTTACATGAATATCCCTTTGCTGAACGACATGAATCCTTTCGTGATTGATTAGCGTAAGTGACTGCTGGAAATTTTTCCGCACATTTTTACGTATAAAAAAGAAAGGATAAAACGCCCAAGCATTGTATCTCAGATAGGGAACAACTACTGGGAAACCCCTTTTGGTGCACCCCCACATGATGTTAAGAAAGGAGGAAAGTTTAGCCGCGATTTTATAGTCGAACTCGTTTCCCTTATTATCCACATACGTAGTGTATTCCTCACCACGTTTTCCTTTTCGCAATAACAAGCGTCTTTCACGTCTGTTAGGTCTTATTGGTTTTTCCATATTCCAGTTTTTCAAAATGAGAGAAAAGAATAAATGTTCCGATTATGGAAACAAAATACAAAAGTAGGTAAAACGCACAGGAATAAACCCATGCCATAAGTGGGGGAGTACCCCAAAGAAGAATGAACATGACCATCTTGGTCAGTTCCTGCACAATTCTTAATGCTACCATAAAACTACTACGATTTTAACAGGAACAAATATAAGTAATATATAATATATTGCCAAATGCCAGAAAAATTTCCAACTACAAAACCGTATCTATGGTCTGAATACTACGAATACCCTTATACTCTGCGTTTATTTTGAAAAATTTCTGCGCATTGCTAAAAGTGGCATAAGTAAGAGGACAATTGTCCAACGGGTAAAACACCACAGGGTATTTCTTGTTTGGGTGAATACGTGTGGTTCTCCCTATGGCTTGTTCCGTGTCTTTCATGGGCAGATGTATAATAAGGGTATCAATACGGTCAATATCCAAACCCTCTTTCGCAAGTTGTGTCACTCCGAATATAAGCCGGCACTCATTTTGCAGGTACGCTTCCTCTTCGGGTGTACGTTCCTTGGTTTCAGATATGATAAGCATGGGCTTATAGGTGGAAAAAAATTCGGTAAGGGCTTTAAGGGTGTCCTTTCTCTTGGAGAGGAAAAGTATGGTTCTTCCGGCATCAAGGCATTTCCTTATAAGGTTAATCATAAGTTTTCTTCTTCCTGAGTGGTCGTTCAGATACCCGTCAATAACAGGATAACTAAGGTCGGTAGCCTTTTTCATCACCCTGCGTAACTCCTGTTTCTCCACGTTTTTTGTGGGCCACATTTCAATAAGTTTTTTCAGCCGGTCAGTAGCCTTGAACTCGACAGCCCCCGTAGATTCATGGTATTTAAGACCGTTCTCATCCATGAAGCGGAAAAATCTTTCATGGGGAATCTTGCTGGAGAATATCTTGTCAATGGTAACACCTGTACGTATTGCGTAAACATGAGGTCTTGGAAACTCGTTAGCCATAACCAAATGTAGCCCGAAATGATATTTAAGTATGCGGTGTACCCCATCGGCACGTCTGAAAGTAGCTGTAAGTGCAGTACGGTATTTAGCCGGAATTTCCTTTAGGATAGGTAAATAGGTTTCAGCACCGATTCTATGGGCCTCATCCATTATCACGTGACCGACATTCCTTACCAGTTCCTCCGGAAGAACCCTGCATGAGAACAAGTCCATAACAACTATGGTAAAATCCTTGTCAACGGGAATCTCGGTATCGGAGCTGCCTATAACAATACTGGAACAGGTGGTCGCTTCGGATATTCTCTGCTGCCACTGTTTTGCAAGGTAGTAAGTAGGAACAAGTACAAGGGTCTGTTTTCCACGTTCAAGGGAAATCCACAACCCCATTATTGTCTTGCCACTACCACATTTACCCTCAAGGAGTATTCCGGTACTTTCCTCAAGATGTTTCTTGTTTTCATCCCAAAAGGTCTGTTGGTAATCACGTAGTGCGAATTTGAATTTTCCGTCAATGTTTCTTCCCTCATTACCGTACTTTCCAAGTTCACCAAAATAGTAACGGGGTAAAACATAGCCGGAACCCTCACGTGATACATAACAGAGAGTCTTGGGTATGGTTGAATAGAATTTCTTATTACGTCCGAAACGTATCTTGTTCTGATATTCGGGATTGGGTAAGGTTAATGATTCAAGTACCTCGTCAACCGTACTACCCAAAGCTGTTATTTCGGCACTGCTTAAAATCAAGCTACTTCCAACTTCCATCTTCGCAATAAGTATTTAGAGTGAATAATTTCGTTTTTAATATTATATGATATATAAATATAAAGGCTAGACCCATCACTGGGTCCAACCTTAGATAAAGACATAGAGAATTAGCATCAAATACCAATACAAAGATACAAAAGTTTTTGAAACAAACAAATGCCGGAAAAACCTATTTTATCTTTATAATAAAGTAAAGCGCCAGATACGGGGGCATTATATTAACTGCACCGCCATCACCTGTGGATGTGGTTTCGGAAGCCGCACTTCTGTTGTCGTTACCATCCGCTCCCGAACCATTTTCCGCAATTTGGGTTTTGGAATAAGTTCCAGATTTACCGTTAGCCTTGGTGAAATTGTAAGACCTGCCGACATCCTTGTTTGTTCCGGAATATACGTGGGTATGCGGTGGAAGCTGGCTCTCAGTAAGCGTAACGGATTCATTACCTCCGGTAGAACCCAAAGTGTAGGCAGTATTAGGACCCAACGGGAAACGTCCGTCCATAAGCGGAACTCCTGAAATCTGTGCGAAATTGATTGAATATGTGGAACCTCCGGTCATTGTTATCGTGAATCCCAGTTCCTTACAGTAGGCAGACCATGCCGCAAATTCGGTATTGGCTGTGGCAGAACCCCACATAAGTCTGTGACAGGGAACGAAGCCATAAGGAATGGAGTTCTTTATATCCTCGATAGTGACTTTTCCCAAGAGGGATTTGTTCCACATCATTATACTTCCCACGGTAACGGTATTTATAATAGCCGTTTCCAGAACCTGTATTCTGCTTAAAAGAGGATTAACCACGGATTTCACGTAGTCCTGTATGGTAGACCTGTTAGGTATGGCGTAAATGATTGTGGCATCCTTTGTGCAGCGTGCCAGAACGGCTACCAAATTATTAAGCGTGGACGGGTCTTTTACAACCACTATGCTCTCGTTCTTGTACACCAACTGGTCTGCGGAAGCCATAGAAGTACCGTCTGAAAATGATGCGCCGGCAATTTCATGGCTAAAGTCCGAAGCATACGTAACTGTTTCAGTATCAGCAGTTAAGCAAAGATAAACCCCACTCTCGCTAAACAATGAAACAGCCGATTTTGCCGGACTGAAAGCAAGACCTTTGGCTTCAAGATAAGTAAATGACGGTGTGATAGTCCAAGTATTATCCTCAACTTCCACTTTAAGTGAGAGGTCGCTAACTACACCGATACGTTCGTCTATCCGGTCAGCCTGATACCTCATGCTCTCGAACTGCCGGTTCAAATCCGATGTGGTTATAAGGTTAGGGGAACCTCTGAAAACCGCACGGATAATTTTCTGCGTCTTATTGAACGCTCTTTCTATGATTGCACTCATACAAAATACGGATTTAGTAACGGATGAAAATAATAGCTGCTTGCCGTATTGGTGGTAATGTTTATGGTCTTGTTAGGACTGAAACCCAACCATGACGGAAGCACCTTTTTTATTGTACTTACAATAATATCCTTATATGAAGTACCGAAATATTTGCTGTTTATCGTAGCCGAGAAAGTAACCGCAGGATTTATTATATCCGAGTTACCTATAAGATAGAACTTGGGGTCTGTCGTGTCACCTACTATGTGCCCTTGTATAAGGGAGTTGAGAAGCAACACCTGTGGGTCCGCATAAAAGGAATTGAAATTTACCGATACCGTTCCCAGTGTCATTACGCTAAGAAACAGTTCAACGCCTTTTTTACTTCCCCTAGTACCCAGAATAATATCCGCATTAAGAAGAAACTGCTGTATGACAGGTAACGGAAACTCCATAGGTATGAAATCAACCCCATAGTCACCCAGACGTTTAAGCAGCCAGTTCTTATCAAGGAGAAGTGCCGGATTATACACACGTAATGAGGTGAATATTATATCTGATTTCACCTCATTAACCCCATCCATTACGGAAATAAACTTTCTCGTATTGGGGTGTGCAAGCACCTGTTCCGGTATGTTACTTTTAAACGACATTTAATCTTACCTCCACTTTAGATGTGTCAATTGTACTGAAAATCTCCAGTTCTCCTAAACTAACTTCGGGAATTATTGATTCCGAACTTCCTGAAAGTTTTTTGAACGTACAGTTCTGAACTCCGGCAACAGAGGAACGGATAAGAATATCCAGACCCGATTTGGTTATGCCTACTCCATATTCCGCACGTACCAAAGGATTGGTGACATCGCTTATCACCTGCAAGATACCGCTACGTATGGAAGCCATATCATAGCCGGGAGCGACAACAGCGTCCACTATGAATTTTGTAGCACCCAGTGCTGTAAGAAGATTCACATACTGGTTGTTTGCATGGTTAGCATCATAACCGCCCATAACATAGGGAACAAATTCCGTATTCAGCGTGGAAAGCTCGGAAGAATTAAGTTCCGCGTTACCCGAAGTAGGAATAACCATGTAGCTTACCTGTCTACCCATTATCTTTACCTTGGACTTATGTACAAACGGGAAATTGTTGAGTGTCTTTTCAGCGATTTCCTCATTGATAACAGCCCGTTTTGTGGCAAAATAAGTGGGAGCCTTTTCACGTATGGCAGCGAATGTATCCGCGTCAGTACCTCCAGTGGAAGCCGTAAGCATGGTTACGGAAGTTGCGCTGCGTGATGCAAGGGAATCCAGTACGGAAGCGTTCTGGACAGACAGGTTTCCGTCAGCACCGCTTGATTTCCTGTACTCGACATGGATAGCCTTTCCTATGGGTGGTTTTATTCCATAAGTACCGTCACCGAAGAATATCCCAACGGAACCGTCCTCTTCCGGAATGACTAGGTAATGCGTGCTTTCGGGAGATGAGAACCCGAAATTGTTCACCCGTGTGTAGGTTATATTGTCAATAACCACGGAAATGCTGTTTATATCAATATTCTCCTTTCTTACCAGTACCGAATAACCGCTGAACATGAAATCCTCCGCATAAAGTGTACCCTCATGCAAAGTAATCTGTTTGGTGGTGCTGGCAGCATTTACAGGCAATGAAAACTCATCCCAGTTGGTGAATTTCCTGTCACCCACACTTACAAGCAGGTCGCCCCTGTGATATGTGGCAGCAGGTCCGGCAACGAATTGTACATTGAAACTAGCCGAAGCACTCTTACAGGTGATAGCCTGATAACCCATAGAGGATGCCTTGGAAAAAGCATTGCTGTAAGAACGCATTTTTCTCAATATGCTTTCATTGGCGAAAGCGTTAAGATACCAAAAGTCTTTTTCCGAAAAAATGGCGAACAGTTCCACTAGAAACTCCCCGAAGTCCGATTCGCTGCGGTCAGTCCATTCGGGAAAGAGGGAATCAGCCAGGGAGTGGGCTTTCTGAACCATCTGCGACATGGTGGCGTTTGAGAGCAAATCCTCTTCCGGAATTATAAGCAGCTTGGAGTAGTTCTGCAATTTCTGCAAGCGTGCCACGTCAAGACTGGCGAAGTATTTTAAAAGTTCTTCCTTTGTCTGAGCCATAGTAAAGTTATAATTTAAATTTGAAGCAAGTCACAACAGCAAATCACAACAGCCGGTTATACGAAAGTCACATCATCAATCTTGTTCTGTTTATCATCCGTGGAAGTGTACTCAATTTTCAAGTGATATTCGGTCCTGTCATTGGCGAAATATCCTACATCAATGGTCTTTACAGAAACGCCGGGAATGTATTTCTTGATTCCTTTCTGCAAGTTACCGATTATAAGTGTCCTGTTCATTACGAAAAAGGAAGCCGGTTTCTGTAAGAAGTTGACAAATTTTGCCCCGAAATCGGAAGCATAAATACGAAAGGTATCAAACACACAATAAAACCAAATGCTGTCTTTATGCTTCTCCACTCCGGAAGTAAGGTTGAACTTGCCATCAACCAACAGAAACCTGCTTTGTAATCCTTTTAACATAACCACTTGTAAATGGTGACAAATCCACCGTTAGTAACCTTATCCTTGTTAGCCTCACGGATTTTATCAAATTCCTCATCGGTGAATTTCTGTATTTCAAGAGTTACTTCTTCGTTGTACAGAATATCTGTAAGTTCATTGATTTTACTCATTGCCGTGCGGTTCAAGGAATCGAATTTCTTCTTTTCCTCTTCCGTAGCGTCATTCTGCTGCACCTTTTCACTCAACATCTTGTATTCATCGGTACGGAAACCTTTGACAATAGTCTGTTGCGCCTTTTCGGCAGCGTCCTGTTCCTTGCATACACTAAGGGTGTTCTTCAATAATTTCATTGCCCCCTCGGAGGACAGACTTCCATAATGTAACTCTTTTAAGGTTGCAGCCAACTGGATAGTTTCTCCTTTTGTGAGCGTCAATCCTTTTTCTTTCTTAGTTTCAGTCATAATCAATATTTAGTTTAAATTTTCATTGTACTTACATCAATAGTGCCTACCTTTTCTCTTAAATCGGACAGGAAAGTATTGGCAACCTCTATAAGATTGGGCCAGTCCTCCGGAGAACCGCCTTCAAAATTTATACTCATTTGTCCATCTCTGAAAGAGCTGAAAGTCGCAAGATGTGTTCCATCACCTTTCTTTGTAATGTTACCTCCTTCAAATGTATTGAGGACGTTTCCAGAAATGTTGGCATTACCTGTGCATTCATAGGTAATATCACTACCCGATACTCCGATAGTCGCCTGTTGTAACGAATTGAATTTAATTTCCATAATTTTTACTTTAGAATGTGCCTATATAACTCCACAAATATAATAAATTAAATCTGTTATCACCAAATTATTACCTGTCTTTGTTCCAACATCCATGGCAAGATTAATAAATGGAGCCGAATCAAGCCAGTTATCCTTAGAATGAAAAAGGATAGCGGTCCAGACCCAGAATACGTTACTACATAAAAATAGCCCACTTATTAGGTGGGCTTTTCTTTTTAATACATAACTACTTGATAATCTATATACCATTGGGTTACGTTTCCATAAGACGGGGGACTTCCTGCATCCACTGTGTCCATACGGGTGAAAGATTTTGGTATGTTGGCACATGATGGCATGGATATATTTCCTGACCATGAACCTGTATAGGAACCGTCTTTAGCCCTCCATCTATACCGTGCATAAGGTCTACCAGCGGAAGCCACATAATTACTGGAAGTATTATTGGTAACGCTAAGCCGGCATTGTGCGGAAGTACCTCCGTCACCACCCACAAGGGAACCTGTAACGGCAAATCCCGAAGCATTGGCGGTAGTTTCTCCAATATAGATGTACAAACTCTGTGTAACAACTATGGGCTTTTTTACAAGTCCGTCAGAGGAACTGGGAATCATGCAGAGAACATTCCCGTTATAGTCGCAGAAATATCCTTTAAGATAAATAAATGTATCTCCAAAAACTATAAGCCCGTTTCTTAGTAGTTCCAAAGAAACCCTACCTGTATCGGCAATATCACTTACAGTGAATGTTCCAGAATCCACAAGAACATTGTTTTTATTGTAGACTTCTACCTTTATTTTCATGTTAGCCCATGTAAACCCACCTAAGATACTCCCCCAATTATATCTAGGGTCTGCCCAGTAAGGAGTTATTGTAAGCGTCCATCTTACAGCAGTAGAACTTACAGGATTAAGTAACAGTTCATTGTCTATTGTAGGAGGCTTGGCGTTGTGGTCATATCCATCAAAGTCTAATGCCCTGTACCATGTTTTCGGGGCATCATATACTATGGTCTTGTTTACCGAATCATAGATAAGACCCGGAAGATTGGCATTGTTAAAGTCTGGAGTATTGGCTTCCTTAGGTTTTATATAGCTCCATTTGTTAATCTTGCCGTGGGCGTTGGAACAAAGATAACCCAAGTCATAACTACCTACTCCCAGTACGGGAGCTATATCAGCATCTATACCGACAGGTGCGGTAATCACTCCGTTAGAATGGGCCATTGTTACCTCCTTTCTCCAAAGCGGTTATATGACCCAGAACTAGGACAGTCTTGTCCTTTACATCAATAGAAGTAAAACGGGTGTCACCTTCAATAGTGACAGCCCCGCTTACATCATAGTCAGAGGGAATTTGCCGGCAAGCAATCAGCCCCCCCCTGCTGCCGAGCAGCAGAGATTACCTTTGATTAATACATCCACTTTTTTCATAACTTATTATTTTATTGGTCGGGAGCCACCATGAATATGGAGCTGTCTATGTAACTTGCACTATTAAGACTTACCCACAATTTGGCGTTCTTAGCCTGAACCAATTGTGACGAAACCGATACTGTTATCTCCATTTCCTTGGTAGTGCCAGCAGGAACATCAAAATTGGGTATACTGCCATATTGTTCTCCCATTACCAATGGGTCTTTGAAATCCTTATTTGTAAAACGTGTCCGCCAAGCATTGTTCCTGAAAGTGATTGTACCTGACGAACTGTTTCTTACTCTTATAGTAACCGTAGTATCTCCAGCTATTGATGGAAGTAGTCCGGCAAGCACGGTAATGCTTATATAAGAAGAAATAATCTCTATTGACTTACTTGATAACAAAGGTATTGAATAGCAGTCATTGGCTACATCAGAAGCGTTCTGCTCAAGAATTGCCGTACAGAGAAAAGGGTAAACATCCCAAGTTCCCGTAGGCATACCATAAGTTATCATTTCCGCCATAGCATACCCACTTCCTATTTTATTTTTTGCCGTAACTCTTCTACCCTGATTTCCACTACGTTGTTTCGCATATATTCCGAAATAGCAATCCTTTACGGTTGAAATATCCCCTATGTTAAGCTCATCCAGCAATTGGGAACCTTCTGAGGGCATCATAATGGTACATGAAGCAGTGAAAGAGCTACTTGTGAATTGGTTTGTAGCCTGAGAGGGAACAAGAAAATTGCCAATTGGTGCTCTGGCTTTATGATTATACCCATCAAAATCTAAGGCACGAAATGGAAACTTACCACCTGTCGGTGGGGTGTATTCCCATCCGTTCATACTTCCATTTGCCCAATTAACGGAATCCCGATAACTTGAAATTCTTTTAGGCATTATACCACAGTTCCCATCCCATCCTTGCCACCATTTTTCATTCTCACCCGGTGCAAGGCTTTCGTAACGTACAGGCTTGTACCGTGCCCACGGATTTATCTTTCCATGAGCATTGGAGCATAAGTACCCCAAATCATAACTTCCCACACCCAAAACAGGTGCTATGTCAGCATCAATGCCTACGGGTGCGGTTATTTTTCCATTAGAATGTCCCATATTTAGTCTAATTTTAATGGTAAACTATATGTAAACTTATCATTAGCAGGGGGTTGGGGAGAAGACCCTTTCTTCTTTAATCTTCTTATACCAAGAAGCCCGAAATTAAGCATTCCCTTCATAAAGCGCAATTATTTCAGAATCCGAACCCCTTGCGGTAATATACCCGGTAGCGGTAAGATTACCCGTAACCTCTACATTTCCCTTAATCAATACATCTCCCTCAATGACAACATTCCCAGTAATTTTACCATCCAGGGGAATCCATTTATATTCCTTAATTACTTCCGCTTTGGGAAGTTCCACATGGAATACTTTTGCCAGCCAAATAATTATCTTTTTCATATAATGGTTTTTTATTTGTTCCAAATATAACAATATTATCCAAAAAGCGCAAAAAGCAATCCCTGTTTATGCACACAGGGATTTTTCAAGCTCCTTAACTCTCTTATTGAGTCGAGCTACTTCTCTTTTCAGTTTTGTGACTTCATCATCAACTTCTTGCAAACCTTTCCATACAACGGGGATAAGTCTTTCATAATCTATGGTATAGTAGTCATTGAAAGCGTCTTTCACCCACTGACTATAACCGCCGGAAAGCAAATCCTGTGCGATAAGACCGTAATTCCAGTTATCATGGTTGAACACTTCGGAATTTTCCTTGGCAATAGCGTTCCAGTGATACTTCACACTCCGGAATTTACGGATAATACCCATAGCATCATAACCCTGAATATCGGTTTTCAACCTTATATCGGAAGAGGATGCCTTGGCAGTAATTGCTCCATTTGCAATGATATTAGCACTACTTGTAATATTCTTTTTCGCATATATTCCTCCTTCGGTTGATATTGCTGTATTTATGCTAAAGTTAGTATTTTCTGTATTTTCAACATAAAATCTCTTTCCTCCAAACACTCTAACATATGTGCTGTCTTGCATATATATACCGCCACCATAATCCTGATGATACCACCCTGAATTTCCCGTACTTCTGAACCAATCGGAGCATTGGATGGAAGATGGGAGTTTTAAATATACATTTGAAGAGCCGTTTACACTAATACCAGTACCCGTATGGGCAGCGTTATGGTCTTGTATATAGAATGTTCTAGCAGAAGTCCACACATCCGCACTAGAAGCCCTACTGTCAGCCAACGTGGAAGCATCTCCAGCCGATACAGCCACAGACGTGTTGGATGTGGATTGCAGATTTTCCCATGCGGAAACGTTAGCACCATAAGACCAATATTGGTATTCAATGTTTGCATTGTGATATGAACCAATCTGACGCACCTGCAATTCAAAATTGTTTGTTCCTACACGTACAAGGCGAATGTTATCCATTCCTTTTGCAAATGTGGGGAGATAAAGGCGTGCTGAATTTTCAACATTTCCCACACTTTTATCAGAAGAACTAGGGCCACTTCTCATATAAAATATGGCACAGAAGTGATAATTCCTTACTTCTGACTGTGCATGATTTCCATAGGCGTACCATATCCTTCCCCAAACCGTTACTGACCTATATGGTCCGGCTCCCGATTCAGAACAAGCGAATATCTTTTTCCAACCATTATCTTCACCACCTAGAGCAAATCTTACTGCATAACATCTACCTATATTGTAATTTCTAGGTAAGAAATTAAGATGCCAATTATCCAACAAGTCCGCATTTAAATTGGTATTCAATGTAGTAGAAGAACATTGGTAAGGTGCGGTTCCTGTACCTACAGTGGATACAAATCTACTTGACTCAGCATAATTACCGATAATTACCTTATTATCTTGCAAAACAATATTACATAATACATTATCGCTTGAATTTCTTGAATCAATCCAAGCATAGGAACTTCCACCGCCCAATACCAACCGTCTAGCCGAATCCCAGTTTGCAGCAAGATACTTAGTATGGGCAGTAATAGCACCATGTGTATCCAAATTTCCATTTCTTACATTCAGCCACATGGCATTTTTCCCTTGTGCAACGGTTTGTCCGCTGATTGTAGGATACCAACCTATTCCCATCCAAGAGCCGAAACGTAAATTTGCATCGTCTACGGAAGCTGCATCACTGCCACCATGAATCCAAACACCCGTAATCTTAACCACTCTAGTTGACCATCCGATATTGAATCCTTTGGTATTGTCTATCGTCAAATTCCCTGTCATGACGTCACCAGCTTTCTTCACGTAGCGTCCGTCAGAATAGCTGGCGTAGTTTACACTGTCAAGTAACATTCTCCAAGGTTTTTTATCGTCATTAAATCCACTCCTATACTGGATGCCATTTGTATTGTAATCTGACGCTGACGAATGATGGTTATACCATATATCTAATCTTGGACCACTTGCTGGTAAAGATACGACAGCCCCATAAGTATATATAGGATTAGCCATTCCGTCAGGCTTTGCATTATCGTACTGTCTTATACCTATCTGTGACCACAATGTATTATATCCGTCAATACCGTAAGTATCTCGGTATCTTAAAAACGAATTTTCATGCAACCCGTCAAGAAGGTCTGCATTAAGATTACCCACAACAGTATTACTTACCACAATAAATGGAGCCACACCGCTTGCTACGGTAGACATAAACGGAATATAGCTTGTAACCCTGTTCGCTGCTATACCAAAAAGATTTTTCAAGGCAGAACTTGTACATACGTCCTCCACTGAACCCGCTAAAGGTGATGTGTATGTTTGGAACAGGTGGGCACCGGCTATATGGCGTATTCTATCCGGACCCGTCGAATTACTTACATTTACAGCTTCATTACCGTTACCTAGGTCATTCCCTTTGAATAATACCAGTTCACTGCTTTCCGTACCACCCCAAAGTCTTTCGGCAATAAATGTATGATTATAGCCACCCGGTGAATCTCCTGTCGTTCCATAAAAATATATGGTGTTGGGAGAAGTACCGTTTCCTATCTTCAAATCACCGCTCATCGTTATGCTACCGACACCTGTCATATCTCCGCTTACGTTAGCCGTACCGTTGAAAGGTTGACCCCATAAAGTCCTTGGGGTTTGCAGTTTTTTAGCAGCCTCAGAAGAGTTCTGCAAGTTTGCAAATACAGGATTTACATAAGTGCTCCATGACGGTGCTTTTGTATCTGCTCGGTATAGCGTTATATTCGTATTAACCCCTCCGTTTCGGTCATGGCTGTATAACAGATTGGCTTGTATTATGGAATAGTTACTTCCACCATAACAGTACAGTTCTATGTTTTTCTTTTCCGCATCATGATAGATACGTATGTTTGACCTATTGATATTGTATGATGCTATCAATAGACCTTCCACTACAGCCGTACCTCTAGTTTTGACAACTAACAGACCAAACAAATCACTAGAGGATGAGTGCAGCACAAAGCAAACGTCTGTCATTGTTTCCGTATTACGTATGGAGTATGTAGCTATTCTACACCATGCAGGTTCAGTGCCTCCTACCGTATATCCGTATTTTATAAGGGCGTTTGATGTGCCGAACGCATGGTATCCGTCCAACAAATCCGCACTTAGATTATCTACGGTTGTATTGCTTGAAACTATCAAAGGTGATAACCCTGTGGCAACAGTTGACATGAATCTAGGTGCTCTTACATCATTTGGAGTGACACGTAAAACCAGCTTGTTGTTATGGTCTACGACACCAAATCCTGCACTATCCGTACTACTTCCTCTAAGGTTTCCTATATACCAGTATGTGTCATACCAATTAAATCTTAATCCGTTTCTTATAGAAGTTAACCCACCATCATCGTTCCTGATAACTCCGTTATCCTTATATATATTGGTAATATCACAATTTTCCACTCCCTTGAATACGATTGAGCCGGAAGAAGATGCGGAAGTAAGTGTTCCAGTCATAGTATCGCCAGTCTTTTTCACCCATCTACCGTCCAATACGGAAGTAGGGATATGACTTGCGTCTATGATTTTACTTGAATCAGCCTTTTTCAATTCAGCCCACATCTGATTTACGTTGAAAGAATCAATGGTTCCGTTAACCCATTTTTTTGACGCAGCGTCGTATTTCAATGCCTGTCCGTTTGTAGGGTCAGTTATTTCCACGTCATTAAGGTCAGCAAGTGTTCCTGTCTGTACTCCGGATATAGACACTCCTTTAGCGGACAGCCAATCAGTAGAGTAAAATCCCACAGGAGTTGTACCGTCTTTTTTAATCACGTACACGGCATTGTTCGCTGCATCCCATTTCAGATAGGCATCTCCAATCTGCAATGATTCGGAAGCCGAAAGGAGTTTAGCCGTAACATTTTGTGAAAACACACCATTTACAGAATACACATTACTCCATCTGTTAGCGGTTCCTCCCAAAGCAGAATTTGCGTCTGTACTTGGAAGAACGCTTGAAGTTTTCATGGTTGCGGAAAAAGTTTTCGCCCCACTTACAGTTTGAGCTGTAGCAATAGTTACATATTTCCCGTCAGCTTCGGTTTTAGTATATGCATCCGTAATACCATAGCCGGCAAGAGTAGTAGGTTTCCCAGTGGTTATCTTAGACCAGTCAAGGTTAGGTATATCCGTAGCGGAAAGGTTTGTTCCCGAAGTAACTCTTCCGTAAGCATCTACCATAACCTTGGTGTACGTACCTGCAACAACTCCCGAAGTACCCAGTGATAAGGTTACATCGGAAGTAAGAGCACCGCCGCCGGACAAACCAGTTCCGGCAATGACTTTCCGTGAGGATGTTACGTATCTGCTATCAGCAGCACTTTGTGTAAGATACTTATTAGCTGTAAGGTATGAATAGAGCTGGCTCTCATTAAGACCAGCATCTCCCGCTCTCCAATGAGTTCCGTCAAATACCAGTGCCTTTCCGGCAGCAGCACCTTCAACACCGTCCTCAGTGTCATTAGCCAAAACGTCAACCAGTTGGTACAATGCGGAGGCCCCTCCTGTACCGCCACTCCCATTTGACACTCCTTTAGCGGATATGTAGTCGACACCCCAAAAACCGAAATTAGCCCGTATGGACGCAATTGTCTTTGTATCGTCAGACGGGTCAACCTCATTACCCGAAGCATCCAGTGCAGTGAAAAGTTTGCTGAACGCTGTTTTGTCCATTTTACTCTGCAATATGACCGCAAGATTATCACTTTCCTTCATGCCTTGCAGGAAAACTTCAAGCTCAGACCACTTGTTTATAATATCATCCGCATCACTTCCGGTAAGAAAGTCGTTAAACTTGGTATTCAGTGCATCAAATTCCGATTTAGTGGCAAATGTGCTCCCTTTGGTGAATGTAAGAGAACGTCCATCAGAACCTTTTATGACATCCGTTACCGCATTACCCGAACCTGTAACCGTTACATTGGTAAGCCCCGAACTTGCAAGTTTCCAAATCTCATTTATGGTGAAAGCGTTGAAAGTAGCCGAATTGTCGTTGTTGTCAAACGTTCCTCCCAGTGATTCAAATCCGTAGACGAGGTTGATAAGACCACCACCTCCGCCACTTCCGCCGGAAGATTTTCCCTTTGCGGAAATCCAGTCCACAGACCATAACGCATAATTGGCACGTATATTTGTTATAGTGCCTAGCTTTGATTCATCATTTAAGTCAACCTCATTTCCATCATTATCCAGTGCAGTGAAAAGTTTGCTTATTCCGGCAGCGGTTTTAGGTTTGTCCGCATACCATTTGTCACCGTTAAATGTGAGTACGCTGCCTTTTGTAGCACCTGCCACACCTGCTATATCAGCATTTTTCTCCACGTCAAGCAACTGGTACAGGGCTACTGCACCTCCACCACCGCCTCCTGTTCCTCCATCAGATATACCTTTGGCAGACAGGAATCCCACAGACCACAGGGAATAATTGGCACGTATGGCATATATTTCCGCATTTTCATCATCCGGATTCACTTCGTTCCCCTCTTTGTCAAGGGCAGTAAAAAGTTTGCTGGAAAGACCTCCCTTATTGGGCATACCTCTCCAGAAACTCCCGTCAAATGTAAGTACATAATCCTTTTCCGCACCGAGTACGGCATCCTTGGTATCATTGGGGCTTACATCTATCAACTGGTACATGGCAGCAGCACCCCCACTTCCTGCACCTCCACCACCCGGTGACACTCCTTTAGCGGACAACCATCGGGTAGTATATGCAGCACCTTCAATTACAAGTGCGTCATTACCTTCATCCCAGTATAATCTTCTTCCTGCAATACGTATTCCCTTACGGAAGTCCTTTTCACCGAAAACTTCTTGGTCGCCCTTTATTGTGACGTAGTTATCCGAAAGGTATTTTTTCAACAAATCATCAAGAGTTATGGTAACATCGCCACCGCCACCACCTTCACCGCCGGAAGAGAATCCCCATCGCTGGAGAAGTTTTTCCGTGTACACGGCTATGTTGGTTGACAGCATATCTGTAACTTCGTCAATGACCGTATCATTAGACCTGCTTGAATCGGTATCGGAAGCACGCTTTAAAAAGGTGTTCTTGAAATCCTCTGCAAGTTCCTTCTGGTAATCTTCATATAACAGTGCAACAGTTTCCATTATTTGTTTATCTCTAAGCGTTCTTGTTTAAGTTCCTCCAGCTTCACTTTCGTTTCCTGTATTTTCTGTATGGTATCCGGGAAGAACATCTGCGGACCCATCATCGTATTGGTCTTTGCCTGTAACAGATGCTCAAGGAGATTATCAAACAGGTTCATAACCTTGAGCATCAAATCGAAATCGGAAGATTTTGCACCTTTGACGGGATAGAATCCTATAATAAGAGGACGGGAAAACGAATCCCGCTCATAAGAAACTAGGGCAATGAAGTTATCCTTGTTCTCCAACAGCCATTTCTGTGTAGGTACGGAAGTGGACGTACCCACATTAATCATGGGTGCGTACATTTCCTCACCTGTACGGGCTTTTACCTGTATTCTATCCCCGTCACTTTTTCCTGTAAGTCTGTAAAATTCAATCATCGTATAAATTCTAATTCGGTACTGGTTCCATTGGAATCCCACACATGGCGCAAGGCTCTTAAAAAATAACGGCTGGTATGGTTTGTTGTGTCATACCGTAGTATTCCGCGTATCGGATAAGACCTTTGGGAGCGTATATCCAAATCCTGATTAACCGTAGCTTCCACGGTTATTCCGAAAAACGCACGGTCAAAAACAGCGGTTTCCGCATCCACAATCTTGGTCTGCTTGTAATAGTAACGTGCATATTCGGGTGATTCCTGTTTAATGGGAACGCCACTGCTCCACTTCATATCGGTTATTCCCGAATTATGTATCTTGTCAGCCAGTTCGGGATTGGTACGGTTTATGTATTCAACCTTGGCTTCATCAAGTTCATACATATAGATAACTTTTCTGCCGTTTTCCTCACCGATTTCACTTACCTGCATTTTAACGTCACCCGTTTCCATATCCACGTCATAGGATGAACGAACCACAGCATTGGCTTGGTCTATATCCTCGGTAACGGAAACGCTTCTCATTATACGTGGACGGTTCCACCTTGTGTCGGAAAATCTCTGTACTTCGGAAGCGTTGACATTTTCCACTTTCAATTTGTCACCCTGCAAAGGATATACAAATGAAATCTCATCATTAATCGTATTCGCAGCCCTGTTTTTATCCACGAAATAGAAGTATTCCGTACCGTCACGAACCTCCGTCCATATTGTGCATCCATAGGACTTTGCCAAAGATAACAAGAATTTCCAATCGGAGATATTTTTTTGATACCTAATATGTGTGGAAGTGAATGTTTCCCCTGCTCTTGCAGAGGGCAGCGATATTTCGCCCACTACCATACCACACTCTTCCACTATTCCGCGTATAAGGTTTTCCAACGTTATGGTTGTTCTTCCTTTGGCAAAAGGACGTTTGCTATTAGGGTCGGGATAAGTGAAATTATTGTAGGTGTCCTTTCCCATCTGGTTAAACGAGTACCCCATACATTCTACCCGGAAACGTATTTTACCGTTATCCGGACAGTCAAGGTATATACGTGTGACAGTGCCGGAGAAAACTTTCCGCACTCCTTTACCGTCACCATCGTAGTAACCACCGAAAAGGACAATCCACATTCCTAGGAACATACGGTAAATAAGGACATCCGCGTGCTTGTCAACTGTAAAGGTCAGCTTGTTAATCAAATCCGCGGTTTCCTCATATACCACAGGATATGCGACACATTCCTCTATGTCCATATAGGAAGCGAATTTATCGGCATTGTATCTCAATCCCTTGGAAGAGAACTTGTCATTACCTTGCGGACGGCTGTCACGTGGGTAAAGACGAATCTTAAACTGAGGTTGTATCGGTTGGAACATTGCTGTATTTTGTTGTTAGAATATCACTATCTCTTATTATCACTCTGGGAAGCCGGATAATATCACCCGTTTTCCAATCATCGGGCATACGTGGTGGGTTGTTATCCGCAATGTACGTCCACATATATTCAAGACCGTCACCGAAAATCCTTGCGGCTATCGTGTACAGATTTTCGTGAGCCTTTATAACGTAGTTGTACCACTCATAAGTTATGCTTTTATCCTTTACGGGATAATGCAAAACCTTGCCCCCCAAAAACTGGGAAACAAGGTTCTTAGTATTATAAAAATTAGGGCTTATCATTTTTCGGGTATCATTATATGGGTTAAACTCTGGTACTCAAACACTCCTATTTCCACATCCACCGTTGCCCTTATGGGCGTAAGGTCCGAATCGAACAATGTGTAATTTACAGGAGCGCTTTTCAAAACACCTTCCAAGTATATCGGACCCAGTGCGAACACAAGCGTAGCCGGTGGTCTGAACTGGTTCATTGAAACAACTCCTCCCTGTGCGAATTTGGGGGTTTCCTCATTATCCACTGGTGCTGGATAGAGGAAAGACTGTAACAGTTCCACTTTGTCAAGCACCCCTCTCTCATGTGCACGTGTACGGGAATACGCTCCCGAACTGGTCCACTGGAAAGCGTTCTTGTTGGTACTGGTTCCGTCAATCTGGTCGGCAAGAACATCCGGACGGAAAGTGGCAATATGGCTTTGGGGAGTATCATCCAAAAACAATTGGAAACTTACTATCCGTTCACCCCCATTGCTCCAATTATAATCGTTGTACGGTAATCCGGCATAAGGACGTACCTCATATTCGGTAGACTTATTGTCAGATATGGTCTGTGGGTTAAACTGGAAGAAATAACCTTTTTCCCACAGGCTTTTTTTCAAATCCTCGGAACTGATTATTATCCCACGTGTAAGCGTGTAACCTCTGTGGTTTCTTCCGGAGTCACCCGAAAAAGCATTTGACGTTCCACTCCGGAAAAGGGAGTAGAACGGTCTGAACATTGTAGATGAAAATATTTCCGGCATTATACACCTCCTCTTATTCTGTTATCACGTTGAATATCACTAAGAATACGCCTTATCTCCTGTGCAAGGCGTCTTTCATCAATATTCTCCCCTTTTTGGACAATAATCTGTACCGCCCCATTTCCCAATACTACACTCTGGTTTTCAGTAGTGTTCTGACTTACAGGTGGAGTTCCTGAAATAATCGGGTTAGGTGTAGGTACTGAATCCGTAGGAGTTACAGAATTTCCACCCCAAGTATAGTCACCAAAACCATGCTTGTTTGCCAAATCACGGGCAGCATCAGCAATATCCCTGTTAGTGTTCCGTAGAAAATCAGTGTTTCTGAAAAAATCCACCGCACCGATAGCAGGGTTAAGAGTTCCTGCCGCCCATTTTACCATAGGCATGATAAACTTGTTTATCTTACCGATAGGGTTTATGATGTTTTCCCTCATCCACTTTACAACAGAGTTGTTCTTAAATGCATCCCACATGGCGTTTATATTGGGGATAAGACCTTTCACCGCTTCGGAAACAGGGTCTATGACATAATTGATAAAACCGTCTTTCAATCCTTGCCACCCGATTCTTACTTGGGTAAACAACCATACAAAGGAGTTCCAAACAATCTGTATGGATTCCTTTATTCCGGAGAAAATACGGTTTATGAAATTCCTGAATTTCTCACATTTTGCGTACAGAACCGTAAATGCGGTTGTAGCCAGTATTATCCAGCCTACGGGATTGGTTGCGTTCAATGCAGTCCATACGGCTGTTATTATAGCCGGGAGATTTCTCAATATCGAAACGACAAAGAGAAGCGAACGTCCTATACCGCCTACGAATTTTCCTGTGGCGGTTATTTTCATTATGCTGAGTAACGTGTCAAGGGCTGCTTTGAATCCTGTCTGTGTAACAATACGGGAGATAAGTTTCAATCTGCTCCAAAATGTTGTAAGGTATTTACCCAAGGTAAGAGTAACCCCACGTTTTCCACCAAATAACGGAATCGCCATCAGTGCGGCACGGAAAGCCTTTACGGAAGCAATGGCAGCATTGCTTATGACAAACACACTCTTCAAAGCCTGATATGCGATAAGCAATTTAAGAACTGTCTTTATTTCCTCCTTGTATGTTTTGAAAAATGAAACAACCCGTAGTTTCCAAAACTCCAATACGACTACAAGTATCCTCATTCTTTCGACAAAGGTTTCACTTGTACCGAAAATAAAGTTAACCGCCTGTTTAGCCTGTCTGCCCAACCATACCATTATATGACCGATTTGCCGGACAACCCAGCCGAGAACTATGCCCACACCTTTTCCGTACTGTACGATACTTTGGTAATTTCGTGCGAAAGCATCAGCCACGGATTTAAGAGCGCCCACAGTTTGCCCGTAAAGACTGCTAGGGTCATTCGGTTTTCCCACAATACCCGTGAGGAATCCCTTCATATTGGCATTTAACCTTTTCATTTGGTCTTGTATTGTGAGAAAGTCGTTTTTGATTAGTTCCTGCAATCCCTTATGTTGCTTTACGAAATTAAGCACTGCCTGTTGGCGCTGTATAGTGTTGGCACGATATTTTTCAAAATACCTTGTTGACCTTTGTGTCATTAGACCCATATCAACTAGAGCCTGCATATTTCCCTGTATTCCCTGTGATATGGCGTTTGCGAACTGTGCATAGGATTTTCCCGTAGCATGAGCCGCCTTGTTTATAAACTCGAAGTTCTCCCCTACTTTCACTCCCACAGCCATAAGAGAGTTCATGCCTCGTAGCTGGTCGTCAACGGAGAAGAACGACTGTCCTTTTATAAGTCTGTTCTGAGCCGCCTCCATAGCTTTCATGGTGGAGAGGATGCCACCGAAGCGGAGGGAATTTTCCCGTAATGTGTCAACGTACTTCTCGGCATTAGTCCTTAAAGCATAATAGGCTGATGCCAGAGTAAGCGTAGCACCAGTCAATCTCACCAATTTGTTTACTGTACTTTGGGCTATGGTAATTCCGAAATCATAAGTGAATTGGGAATTGTTGCCCGATGTTGCTCTAGGTATTGCCATAACTATTTTTCTTCATTTTGTTTTTGTTCCTTTCTGATAAGGTCCATTTCCATGCGGAATATTTTATCCCTTTCCTCAGAATCCATACACATTATACGGGAATAGTCCTGACCCAGACGTTTCATAAGAATATATGCCTTTGACGTTAAATCGTACTGATTATCCTGTTCCTCCGCAGTTTCTCTAGGTAAAAAAAGAGCACCCTTTTGCATAGCCCATTGGGTAAACTGGGGGTACTCTTTATGCCAAAAGTGATAATCAGACGGAGAAAACGTCATTCCGAGAAAAAATTGCTCACGTCCATTACCATAGGAATCTCACGGGCTTCCGAGCAACCGCAAGGCTCGTAATAGGCAAAAGGTAGAGTAGGAAGATATTCCATCAATTCATTTCGGATAGTTCTCAAGTCAATACCATCCAGATACTCGTTGAACATCTTGAGTCCGTAGTAGGTATGAAATTCAGAGGGGAGCACGTCAGTTACTTTTCCCTTTTTGTCCACACACTCGATTCTTTCAAGACAACTCATTGCTATACGCCGCCAAAAACCTATGCTATCAGTAAAATATTTCTCGTGGTTTATGGCGTCTTCAAGCAATGGAGGTCTGAACACGAAGCGGTTGTATGTACGCTCGGTTATGCCTGCATACTCTTCTCTTGTTGTAATCTTCGGCAGTACGGGAGGACGGAAACCCCGTTTCAAGTTAACTGGAATCTCATCGTAGTTGGTCATGGTTTCCATTCTTTCCTTCACTTCCGGCAGATAATCAATTTTGTCCAAATCAATATCCGCAAGCAGACGTTTTCCGCAATACTTGCAGATTATTTCCTGTTTTGGAAAGAAAGATACCCACACCCTTCTGTGAATCTCAACCATAAGGGTATTGATTTCGGACATGGGTAACTTTCTAACGGCACTCGGAATAGTAACAGAGCCTTCTTCAAGATACTTCTTGCGTACTTCGGCTCCAATCTGAATGTTCCCTATACTTTTTACGGCTGCGGAAACGACATTCCCCTGCCAAGTATAGGGTTTTTCAGATAATCTTTTCAAAAATATCTTTTCAGCAACACCATTAGTCGATAACAGTTCTACGTTTGTATGAATCTCACCGTTGATTCTTAATCCTACGGGCAGTTCAAAGAATAAATTTTCCATATTACGATTAGTGTTTTTAAGTTAGTTACTATTTACGCACCTACTGGAATAATATCCCAGCCATCACAGGTAGCCCCGTAGGAAACTGTGAATTTCTCTTCGCTGGAAATATCGAATGTAGGATAGTTTGCGGACAGGAATCTGAACCCCTCGAATACGATAGTGAACACTTCCTTTCCGTTGTGCATCTTGACAGCCTGAACAGGCAATTTAAGTCCGTTTTCAATCATCTGGTTTACCAGTATTTCCAAAGCACGGTCAGTAACGTTACCTTGGTATGAACGGGTAAGCGTCATTTCTCCGTAATCTGTCAACTGTGTGGAGAACTTGTATTTACGGTTTGTTCCTGCATCCACGGTTTCTACCGTACCCGACTGTTTCTGCATACCTTCCAAAGTTTCAAAGATAGCATCACTCATAATGCCGGGAACAGGAATGTTCAAGTACCACCCGTTGGCTACATATACATCTTGTGGTTTCTGTGGTTTCATATTATTCCTCCGTTTCCGTTGTTGTTAATACACTGTCATTTCTTAACAAGGAGATATGAACGCTTTCCGTACATTCGGTAGGTATCCATAAAATATCAATGTTAAGCAATTTTCTATCCTGCGTACTGGGGTTGTTGCTCTTGTCGCAAATACCTTGGTATGCAGTATCAAAGTCAACGCTTCTTTCCAAAGCACCATTGTCATACTCGGTCTTGAAGAAGTTTCTGGCTTCCACAAGAGCCTCACGTTTAAGTTCAGGAGTATTAGGTTTCTGTTCCAAGAAACGCATCTTGGAATTAAGAGAGCGTACATAATAGGAAGCCTGTAATCTCACATGAATACTCTTGTACAAATCATTGGTAGAATAAGTACGGGAACTTCCGATGTAATACCCTGTATTTTCAACATACTGGATAATGTTACATGAGAACTGTTGAACCAGCTTATTAATAACCGTCTGTGACAGTCTTTGCGGAATCATCTCCATAACATTGTTGAACAGGGAGTCAATTCCTGCCGGTGGAATATGGATAAAGTCACCCTGCAAATAAGGAGTACGGATAAATCCTGCACCCAATACAGGACCCATTACAGGAATCATAACAGGGTTTCCGCTATCATCCGGAACCGTACACCATCCCATATAGCTACACAAGTAACTGATGCCCGAAGTCTGGAACTCCATAGCGTACAATTCGGCAGTACCTTCATCGGCATTTAACGGCAAATTACAGATACCTATGGCGTTTTTCTGCTCCTTACAATAAGCATGAAGAACTTTAGCCATAGAAAGTGAGTGGTATTCAGTTACTCCGATAATCTGAACATCGAATCCGTCAAACGCAGCAAGACCCGTAGGACTGTCCGTAGTACCTCCCGGCTTGTAATCGTTCTCCGTGATTTCACCGTCAACACCGTTTGCAAGTTTGGCAACAAATGTCTTATCCTCACGCACCTTTACAGCAGCACCTTCCACAGCGGTAATGGCACGGCTGGTAAGTGTCAGTTTTGTCGCTGAGGATATTGCCGAGATAGTACCCACAAGTTTTCCATTGGTATCATACAGAACGTTTCCGGCTTTCAATGAAGTGAATGTGGTTCCCGAACCTGTAACTTCATTGCTTGAAGTATTGGCGGTTACAGTGCCGGTTACATCCTTGAACTTCATTTTTTCAATTTCACCGTTGAAAGTAACAGTAACATATTTGCTCACTTTGTTTACTGCATCCTGAATTTCAGCCAGTGTTCCGTAATTGTACTGTTCGGGAGTATTGGTCTTGTATTGTACGATAAGAGAGAACATATCTCTTACCAGTGACCCGTAGGAATACAGGGTAACAGTGATTCCGTTAGCCCATGCTCCGGGGTCTGGAGTACCTTTATAGGCAGCATTAACCACCATAGTTACCGAAGAACCCGAATCCAAATTCACAGTAGCCGTAGCAGCCTTTGCGGTCACAGCCACCATTCTGGCAAGGTAAAGGGTAACAGGTGCATCCCCTGCTTCATCAAAGATACTCTTAACAATACGAGGTCCATAAAAAGCATCATTCTGTCCTCCGAAAATCACATTGAAATCTTCCATAGATGTAATCTTGGTAGCCTTGAAAGCACCACCACGATTAAATTGTCCGGCAAGACCAATGTTTCTCTTGGAAGCATCTCTAAAAGGGGAAACACCATTGTTTACACCCTCGGTAATTGTTAAACCTACGTTTGCCATTTTTCTTGTTTTTAAAATTAATTATCTATTTAAAAATCACTCCTAGGACAACTCCCAAAAGTGTTGCACCAACTCCCACTTTATACAGGTTTCTCCTGTACCGTTTTTTGTTATTAATGATTTGTTTCTGTAAATCATCCGATAAAGCGGTGGTTTCCATGTACTTTTTATCAGTAATGGCTATAATAGAATCCTGTTTTTCAATAATACTGTTCTGAAAATAAGAGAGGGAATCAGAAATAGCTAAATCCATCTGGAGAATTTTGTTAGTTTCCTCCAAATGGATAGCCTTATTTATTGTACGATTAATATCAATGAGTTGCTGTCGGGTTATTGCCAGTAGTGTGTCGGGTCCGAGATGAATCAATCTCGGATAAGTAGTCTGAGAGAAACCTAATATTGTACTCCCAATCACCATTAGCAATAGCAGAATCCTTTTTCTCATATTCCTTCAAGATTATTTCGATTTGTTGCTCCAAGACTTCACGTTGCCCTTTCAAGAGAACCATTTCAGCCTCGAATTTAGCTACATCACCTTTAAGCTCTTGAATAGTATCATTCAAAACCTTTATTTTCTCCAAGTATTCCTCATAGGTTATCTGTGGAGAACTGGAGGTAACGCTACTCTTTGGCACAAATATAATAAATATAAATGCACAAACAGCCAATGCAGCCAAAAATAATATCACAACTTTCTTATTCTTCATCTTTTCCGAAATAGTCGTTTATTGATTCGATAGCTTCTACGAGTGAATCTTCAAACCTTTTGTTAGTACGGTGGGATTGAAGTTCCTTAACATCCTCTTTATTGTCCTGAAACAACCATTCAATTAATACACCCATATAGCCGTTCCCCATAAGAACGGTAAAATTTTCCTCGAAATCCTTTTCAAGATTGGTAGGCTTGTACATTCTGACTTTAAATTCGGGGAAGTCTTTTTTGAACTTCTCGATAATAAAGTCAGCGCATACGTCAGATTTGGTAACACCCTTGCTTGTATATACAGCGATTCCACGTGCGTTCATCCATTGAGAACCATTTCCAGCCGCATTATTATGCAAGGATAACAACAGTTTGGGCTTGTCAGATTTCAGACTGGAAGCGAAATTTTTCCGCTTGGAAAGACCCGGTTCATTTTCAGAATCGGTAGTCTTGTAAACTTCATATCCCATTGCCTCCAATATTACTTTCAGTTCCCTAACTCTGTCACGGCTCCATCGGTATTCCCTATGCACACCATCGGGAGAGCGCTTACCCGGAACATCCTCACCATGAGCAGGGTCTAAAATAATCGTAATGTTCTTTTTCATTATCATACTCCAAACACTAGTTTTAATATGCTGATAACACTTGAACCGAATAATCCCGACAGTAAGGAAATAATGCCTAAGAAAAGAAACAGTGATAATCTTGGATTCTTGATAAGGAATTTAACCCTATCAAATAGTTCCCTGTTACCATACACAGGACAATTGTCCATATCTTTTTTATACTTGGTTATAGCCTCAAGCACACTGTCAAGTTTCCTGTTTGTTTCAGAAAGACTTCCCTGTAACTCCTGCTGACGCTCGGCAAGACCCTTTACGGAATCCTGTACCAAATGGGCGAGTAAGAGAAGTTTTCTATCCTGCGGATTATCTTTCTCACACATTACTTCCAAACTGTCGATAATCTTATTCATTGTTCTATATGGAGATTATTAAAGTCCGTGGGAATTACCATATCTTTGGGCACAATCGTGGTTTTACCCGGAAGAAACACATAGATTTTTCCATTATGTGATAGTTCAATACGAAAATTTCCACGGTTATGAACCGTTTTGTTCTTTTTTTCCTGTACCGACTGAACCTCGTTAGTATCCTTTTTTCCCATAATAGTTACTTTTTATTTCCAAATATACTATATTATTTCTATAAGACAAATTCCTAAAAGATAAAAATATCCGGATTGTTTAAAACAAATTCATTATATTCATTTTTGATATTTTCTATCTCTTCATCACTAAGTCCTCCCAACCTCAGATACGGAACAAAAGAGTACCAGTTAGGAGCTTCACCAATGGAAGCCTCAACACCTCTTGTGTTGTCCGATGGTACGAAACAGCACTGCCATTGTTCCGTCAGAGTTGAATCCGGCATTTCCGAAGAAAGGGATTTTGTAGGTTCTGCAATCTTTTGCTGATTGAAGTTCAATCTCCATTTTCCTGTGCTTCCGTTTGTACGCAGCAGCACTAGCATGGGCTGTTTTTGCCCACTGTAATCTGTCAAAAAAGTCTGGATAGACATCTTTCCAATAATTTATTAAGTTAGACATATTGATGTTCTTGAAACTATCGTTCATTCCTGCCCAAGAACGTTCACATTCAAAGTAATCGGAAGAGTGCCTCAACTCAGAAAGCCTGCTTTCGATTTCTTTCCTGTTCCGTTTCCGAAGTTTTCTATGTGTAGTACCTATTCGGACACCTAAAAAGTCCACCATATTCTTATCAGAAACTTTGTGAATACTCCAGTTAGGTTTTACAGTCTGTCCACCTTCTGTAACTTTCTGCATATAGTAGGTAACAGCACTCCTAACAGCCTGTTTATTGTTACTAATAAATATTGTATCATCACAGAACCTCAAATAGTCGCACTTGAAATTCCTTACAATAGAGTAATCAATATCCAGCAAATTAATATGACCCAAAATATTAGACGAGATATTTCCCAGTACGACATAACCCAATGACAGGAACTCCTTGGATAAGGAGATAACCCATTTGTCTTTTATGTACTTGCACAGGATTCTGATTATCGTATCCGGATTACAGGTAGGATAATATTGTCTTATATCGGCAGAGCCTACAAACACATCATCTTTCTGTCTGCGGATTTTATTTATAGCACGCAGTCTACATTTATGTTGCCCCAGTCCTTTTATAGAACCGTAAACATGCCCTCGTTGTAACTTGGGCATGAATACAAATTCTAATATATCGGCTAGGAGTTGGTCAACTATCCTATCTCTAGGAGTAGCGGAATGGATAACCCTGATTTTACCGCTGTCCATTTTCTTAAATACATAATAGTCACCATGCTTGTACGTACCGTATTTCAAGTCATTGTACAAGTCTTGGAGATTCTTTGATATATCAGCGTCAAAGTCTTTCCATTCCTTACGGAGATATTTGTTCCAATGGGAAGATTTAGAGTGCATATCCTCAACAATAGCAATCAATCTTTCCATAGACAGGAACTTCTTTTTCAACAGACCAACTTTTTTCATAAATTCTATGTAGTTACCACCCCAAGGGCTTTTCGGACTTACTCCAACTACTAAAGTTGATGCCTACTAAACGGTTAAAGGCAGCGAAAAGTTTCATTTGGCACTTGCCAAGATGAACAGCCATTCTAATTTTTATTCTAAAACAAATGTTTATCTTAACTTTCATATTCTATGTGTCCGAACCCGATTGTTAACGTTCCGATTAGAAACCGCATTGTTCAAGTTCAGAGC